TTTATTTCGATGTGGACAAATTGGCTAAAGAAGTACAATATGTTACTGACACCAAATGTGTTGAAGTGCCTAGTGAATCACATAACATAGACGAAGAATTCGCACAATTAAAAATAGATGTCACTAAATATGAAATGTATAGAGATTTAATGGGATCGTTATTAAGTTATAATGACATAGTAGATGATAAATTAGGGATGGTTGGATTAAATCAATTACCAATACCATTTAAGTTATCATTCAATACATTATTAATGAAAGGAATTTTAAAAGAATTATAATAAAAATTAACAAAAAACAAAAATTATGAGTGAAGAAACAAATAATGAGACAAATAGTACCGTAAAAGAAACTATTCAAAAAATAGTTAATAAAGATTTCGGTATTTATTTTTTCACACTAGATACAAAAGGAAACCCAACGGCTGGTGTGGCAACTATTTATGAACATGTTAAAATTTTAAGAGAATTAGGTTTTAATGCACAAATTTTACACGATAAAAATGATTATAAATTAAGGGGTGATGATGAAGGTATGGGTATTGCTGAATGGTTAGGTGAAGAATATGCAGAATTACCACACATTTCTATAGAATCCCAACAACTTCAAGTTGGACCACAAGATTTTGTTGTTATTCCTGAAGCATTTGCTAGTATAATGAAACAAACTGTTAATTTTCCATGTAAAAGAATAGTGTTTCTACAATCTTATGAATACGTATTTGAAATGTTAGAAATAGGTGAAAATTGGAATGCTTTCGGAATCAATGAAGTAATCACTACTAACGAAAATTTAAAAACGTATATTGAATCTATATTTAGAAATTTAGTTACAGAAATAGTACCATTAGGTATTCCTAATTATTTTACTAACAGTGAAAAACCAAAAGTACCTACAGTGGCAATTTCTGCTAGAGATAAAAGAGAAATTTTAAAAATAGTTAAAGTATTCTTCCAAAAATACCCACACTATAGATTTATAACATTTAGAGATATGTCAGGATTACCAAGAAAAGAATTCGCTAAATCATTAGCAGAATCTTTCTTAGGTGTTTGGGTGGACGAATTATCAAGTTTTGGTACATTTCCATTAGAGGCAATGAAATCAAAAACTCCGGTAATTGGTAAAATACCAAGAATGGTTCCTGAGTGGATGGGTTCATTAGATGAAAATGGTGCACTTAAACTAAATGATAACGGTGTTTGGGTTACTAACCTAAATGCGATTCCTGATATGATTGCAACAATGGTAGGGTTATATTTAGAAGATGCGTTACCACAAAATGTTTTAGAGTCTATGAAAGAATATGAAGACAAATATAATGAAGAAGATGTGAAACAACACATTAAAGAAGTTTATAATCGTATATTTGCTAGAAGACTTGCTGAGTTAGGGGTTATTGGTGAAAAAGAAACGAATAAAGTTGAAGAAGTTACAACAGAATCATAAAAAAAAATAAAAAAGAATATTATGGCAACAGATATAAGTTTAATTATTCCTATACACAAATTAGATGATAGTGTTAGTGAATATTTTGGAAAAGCAATTAATAGTATAAGTGATCAAAAAACATTACCTGACGAAGTGTTAATAGTAAGATCAAATGATAAAAAATTAACTAAATTTTTAGAGTCTTTTGATTATGGTAAAATAGAAGACATAGTAAAAGTAATAGAAAATGAAACAGGTGATTACGATTTTCAATCACAATTAAATTATGGGGTTAGTCAAACTACTACCACGTATTTTTCGTTTTTAGAATATGATGATCAATTATCACCTATTTGGTTGGATAATGTAGTAAAGTATAGAGAATCATACCCAGAAGTTGGTGTATTCTTACCAATTATTTTCGAGTGTGATGAAAATGGTCAATTTATATCATTCACAAACGAAAATGTGTGGGTACAAAATGTTTCAGAAACAATGGGTTTTATTGATAATAATACTCTACAAAAAGTACAGAATTTTAACTTCGATGGTATGGTAGTTAATAAAGAAACATATGTAGAACACGGTGGATTAAAGAAAAATATGAAATTAACATTTACTTATGAATTTTTATTAAGGTTAAGTTATTTAGATATCCCAATTATGGTTATCCCAAAATTAGGTTATAAACATATCAATAATAGGGGTGGATCTTTATTTGATGAATATAAAAATACTGTTAATGTTTTAGAAAGTAAGTTTTGGTTAAACAAAGCGAAAAAAGAATATTTTTTCACTGAAGATAGAGAAATAACATACGATGTAGAAACCGTATAGATGTCAGAGGAAGCGAAAAAAAGGGGTAGAAAAAGAACTACTAACCTATATTTTGGACCTGAAGAAGAAGCTGCGGTAGTAGAATTTCTTACCTGTGAAGACGAACACAAACGAAACAAAATATATAATAGTAGTTTAAGACACCCTTTAAATAAAATGATAGAGTCTATCATTAGGAGGTATAAGTTATACCGAAAGGATATGGAGTTTGAGGATTTACATGCTGACACACTTTCTTTTTTGGCGATGAAAATGAGTAAGTTTGAACCTGAACAAGGTAAGAAAGCTTATTCATATTTCGGAACGATATGTAAAAATTATCTATTAGGTCAATTATTAAAATCGGATAAAAGAATGAAAACAGATTTATCATATGATGATGTATATAAATCTGTAGAAGAAATGGATGATTACCAATATTCATTAGAAGATGGTGATAAAACACCTTTAGAAGAATTTATAAGAGAAATATCTGCAAATGTAAAAGCAGAGATAGAACATGGTAAATTAAGTGAAAACGAAATTTTAGTAGGTAATGCACTAATTCAAGTTTTAGATAACTGGGAAACAATATTTGAACAAGTAGAAAGTGGGAATAAATATAATAAAAATTTAATACTTGCGTATATCAGAGAATTATCCGGGTTAACAACCAAAGATATTAGAGTGTCGATGAGAAGATATAAGAAAATTTATAGTGCTTTAAAAGGTTTTAAAATAGATAAGGGGCTACTATAATTTTATTTTTCAGGTATTTATATATAAAATATATCTTATGGGAAGACCAAAAAAAACTAAAATAAATTTAGATAAGTCTAGCTTACAAGAATTTATGCAAGAAATTTATAACGATTGTGTAAACGTAATGAATAGTGCTAGAAAAGAACTAAATGAAAGAAAAAATAGGGCAGAAATAGAAGATATTAATGATGAGTCCCAAATAGGTAAAGTTAATAACGATACTTTAAAAATTATTGAAGCAACTATTGATAGGAAATTAGCGCTAGCTAAATTACAAAGTCAGATTGTTGACAACAATGATAAAAATTCAGAAACCACCAAACAAAGTGGGGATAGTACATTGACTGATGATGATAAATCATTATTACGAGAGTTATTTGAGGAACAAAAACAAAAAAATAATAATAACTACGATTTAGACTAAAAATATGGCATCTCAAGACCCACAAAAATTAAATAAAATTTGTGATCAGATAGAAACCCTTAAAGAAAAATTGGCGATTAAACAAAAAATAATCGATCAAATAAAAACTTTAAAGGCTCAATGTAATGGTGCCCCAACATTTACCGTAGACGCTTCTTTACCTTCCTTAAATATTAATTTTGCAATTTTTTATTTTCTAAGAGATATTATTGCAGTATTAGGTGATTTAAATCTAAATGAAATTAGGGCAAGAATTATTAATTGGTTAGTATCTATTATTGAACCTTTACAAAAAAGAATAGGAGATTTACTCAAAAGTAGATTAAAAAGTTGTTATACTTGTCAAGTTGAACCATCAATAGGTGGATGGTTATTTGTAACTGACCCTGCTACCGGACAAGATGGAATTGGGTGGAATATTAGGGTAGAAGATATAGATGAGAGATGTCTATTTAAAATAAATCCAAACAGTGAGTACGGAAAAATGAAATATGACGATGGGTTTAATTCTTTTTTGTGGGATGTTATCCAACAATCTCCCAATACTTTAACGTGGACTAACCCAAATAATGGTAGGGCTATTGTACATGTTACTTTTTTAGAAAATTCACCAACCGCTTTTACTGAAGGTAGTACTAATTCTCCTCAAATCTCTTCACCTGAAACTAATGTGTTTAATTTTAAAATAGATGATTATTATCAAACTAAAACATTAACAGATTTTACTATAGAATATATTGATAGTATTTTACCTTTGTTTGATATACAAAGGTTAATGCCGCAAGCGTTAGACAGTACTTTTGGTACAATATCCAAAGAATTAAGAGAGAGTAAGGGAGATGCTTGTTTACAACAAGAAGCGGAAGTAGATGCATTATTAGATCAATTAATGGAATTTGGTATTGATGATGAAGAAGTAGTTGTAGATGATTCTTTTTATGAATTTGACTCAAAAACTGTAGTTAATATAAAACAAACAGTAGAAAATAGAAAAAAAGGTAAATTAGTGTTTACGGATTGTTGTAATAAAAAAAGTGCATCAATTTCACCTCAAACCGTAAGTGAATTAAATAATAGCTTAAGTGACCCAACAATTACTAATGATAAAAAAGTGGAGATATTACAATCTACTATGGGTAGTGTTATTTCACAATCAAGTAATAATGTTGCTGCTGCAGATAAAGACAAAGCAGGGTTTGAAGTATTAATGACTATGATTGGTAATATTATGAGAGATATATGGAATTTAACCAACACACCAAAAAATAAGTGGTTGAATCAATTTATGAATTATATTACTAATGGAGATTACCCCAAAAAAAGTGGTAATTTAAGAAGTATAAGGGAATATTATAAAATAACAAATTGTGTACAAAAAAGTTTAGTGGGTGAATTACTAAAAAAACTATTTTATGAATTATTTATTCCATGGATTTTAAGGAATTTACGACCAATTATATTATGTGTTATTGGTAAACTACTAAAAGAAAAACAACAGAACTATCAATTATCAGTACAATCATTAATACCAGGAGTACAAGTACTACCTGATGATTTAAGAAAAAAGATTTTTGACGCATTAGGTAAAGCGAAAGACGCAACTAGTACGTTTAGTAATAAATACACCAATCTCGGAGAGGTTAAATCTTCTATTGGGTTAAAAGGTGAAGGATTAGGAAAATTTTGTTAATATGGCAGGAATTACATCATTAGATACAATAGCTAAATTTTTTCAGTCGATAATTACCCCTCCGACTCCCTTACCCCCAATAACTAAGGAACAAATAGCATTAGGGATGCCTTTACGTCCTGGCTTAAGTGCACAAAAAATATGGTCAAACATTAAAGAAAGAAAAACACAAGCAGGTGTACCTGCCGTTCCATCAGAGGAAGATTTAGCGATGGAAATGATAAGGGTTGAAGAAATTGTTAAAGCATTATTAACAGATGCAAAAATAGAGATAGTAATACCAGAAACACAAATAAAAGTTACTGTATATAGTATTACACCTGCCGGACCAACCCCAATAGGTTTTGGTATTAATGATCAACCAGTTATTGGAAAAGCGAAAGGAATGGGTATAATAAGGTAATTATGGAAAAAGAAAAAGAAATAATAAAATGGGAGGAAATGTCTAATTCAAACATTCAACATGAATTAGAAAGTATAAGAGAATACCATAATTCTTTAAAATCTCAAATTATAAAATTAATAGATAAAGTTAAAGAACTAGAAAAAGAATATTATTTAGGTAACACTATTTTAGATAAAAGACATAAAGGAATTAATTAATGGCAACAGGTAACGAAACATATAAAAAAATAGATAGGAAGTCATTACCCCTAATACGTATAGGGGAAGTTGTAGATGTGGATGACCCTAAAAGAACTGGGAGAATTAAAGTACGTATAGATGGGATAGATAAGGATGATGTTTTAACAGAATCTTTACCATATTGTGTACCCTTAGTACCTCGTTATTTAAATATTATGCCTAAAATAGGTGAAATAGTATTAGTTTTTCAATACGAACATAGAAAAGGTGTTAAATATACTGAATTTTCATCTCAAAGATTTTGGATAGGACCCGTAATCTCCCAAATAAATAAATTAGAAAACGACCCTAAAACACAGGCTCGATCAGTAATGACTGGTGGGCAATTAGAATTACCTGAAATAAGAGTTAAAAATACTCCTGGTGCATATCCTGATTCTGAAGATATTGCACTTCAAGGGAGAGACAATACTGATTTAATTTTTAAAGAAGGTGAAATATGGTTAAGAGCCGGAAAATATAAAGATACCGTAGATAAAAATGAATTTAACGATAGAGATTTAGGGTATATACAAATAAAATATGGTGGGGAAAATCTAGTTAGAACATTAGAAGACAAAGTGATAACTAATTATGTCTATGATAGTGCTGACACACTAATAGATGTTAAAATAGATACTTTAACACAAAGCAATGAAGTATTAGGTGGAAATTTAACACCTAATGAATACAAAGAAAGTACAAAAAATATTTTAAGAATAAAAGTTAGTAACACTAAAAATAATAGTGTTATTATAGAACAAGACTTTTTAAATCCTGGATTTCCTACTAGGGAAGAAGCGGTTACTACTGCTAGTGGTATTATTAAAGCATATACTAATGGGAAATGGAAATTAAAATCTAATGCTAATGAAATATTAAATGAATTTGGTGGTGATGAGGCAGTTAAAAATGGGGTTGCTTTTTTTAAGGGGAATAAAAAAGAAATGAAAAAAACAATAAAAGTAGTAAAATTAAAACCCAATCAAGATAAATCTGGTAGTGTAATTAATATGGTAGCAAATAAAATAAATTTAATTAGTCATGATGGATCACATACTTTCGATTTAACCAACCCTGAAAAATTAATTACTACTGAAGAACAAGAAATAATTAACAATGAAGCACACCCATTAGTTTATGGAGATAGGTTAGTAGAATTCTTAGAATTAGTTAAATCTTATGTCGCAAATCATATCCATAATTATCATGGAATGCCCGCTACTGAGTTGCCTAATAAAGTTAACGTTTTAAATTTTGACTTAGATAGTATATTAAATAAAAACATTAACAGTAATTAGGATATTTATATATAAAAAAGATGGTAATAAGGACGTACATAGAAAAAAATAATACTATAATAAAAGATAGTGACGTAAATACTGGGAGAAACCCAATTGCTGAACTATATTATGGAGGTAAATTAAGTACCACTGATTATACAAGACATTTATTATATTTCGATATAGATGGACTAAAAGAAAAATATAATAACGGTGAATTTGGGGATTTATCCAAAATAAAACATACATTGAGAATGTGTAATAGTTCATATTTTGATAGGAATTTACAAGCACAAGAGGCATTAGACGAAAAACAAAGAACTTCATCATTTGATTTAATGTTATTTAGAATAAATCAAGATTGGGATGAAGGAACAGGTTATGATTACCAAAGATTTGTTACATTAGAAAGTGATAACAATATAACTTATGTACAAAGTGCGAGTAATTGGTTATACGCACAAACATTATCACCTTGGAGTCAGGAAGGAGTATATTCGGCAGAAACTTATTGTTTATTTAATGGGGATACTGGTTCCACTTGTGAAGGACTAACAGGGTATACTACTGAGACACCATCAGTAACAGGTATTACAGTTACTACACAACATTTTGATAAAGGTAATGAAAATATTGAAATGGATATGACTGATGAGGTTAATAGTTTAATAACTGGTGGGACACCCAACTATGGTTATGGTATTGCATTTGTACCACCAATCGAACAAATTATTACCAGTCCGGCACAATATGTTGGTTTTTTCACTAGACACACTCAAACATATTACCAACCATTTTTAGAAACAATCTACAATGATCCGATTAAAGATGATAGAAAAAACTTTTATAAAAATAAAAATAATAAAATTTATTTATATAGTAATGTGGGGGGTGAACCAACCAACTTAGATGCAAATCCTAGTGTCACTATTTACGACAATGAAGGTAATGTATTTTCCGCTATTACTTCAGCACAAACCATTCAAGTTACTACTGGTATTTATTATGCAGAAGTATTTGTCCCTCAATCGGCAGATGATGGTGTGTTATATAGCGATGTTTGGGGTGATTTAGTAGTAGACGGTATTAGTATTAGTGATGTAGAATTAAGTTTCGAAATTAAATCAGAAACACAATATTATCAAGTAGGGGATAATGAATCATTACCAGTGGATTATGCAATGTCACTTAGTGGGGTTAAAAGAGATGAAAGAATTAAAAGAGGGGACATAAGAAAAGTACTAGTATCTGCTCGTTTACCATTTACAATAAATGAAAGTAAAGTAATAGATAATTTACAATATAGATTATGGGTTACAGAAGGTAATACTCAAGTTAATGTAATCGATTGGCAAGATGTTAATATGGCATATCTTAAAAATTATTTCCTTTTAGATACTTCATGGATGATACCAAATAAGTATTATTTAGATATTAAATTAACATCAAATCAAGAAGTAAAACATTATACTGATGTTATGAGTTTCCAAATAGTTAATCAAGTAGACAAATTACACTGATTTTAGACGTTTTTAGGGGTTTTTAGGTAGTCTTATATGTATATACATATAAGACAGGATTTACGTCATTTAATCCCTTTTCTCCCCTTTTCCATAAATAAACGTCATTCCATTGACTGATAACCTAATTTTTTCTACTAACATTTTAAGAAATTCAATGATATTTTCTTTAGAAAGGGGTGTAGGTAATTTTATATCTTCTTGAAATAAAGTACCTGTGTATCTATATACATCCCCAAAAGTAAATGTTGCTTCAGCTTTAACAAAATCTTTTGCTTTTGGATTTTCATCTTCATATGGTTCTAATTTCAGACTTGTCGTAAAACCCATCTCTCTTATGGTTGACCAATCAGCTTTAATAATGTCTTTTGGGTCTATAATATTATTCTCCATGACTGACACATATAAAGTAATTCCATTATAGCTAGACCATACGTGAGGTTCTGTTTTTATTTTAACTTCATTTGTTTCTTTTCTAGACTCCTCCAATTCACTATAATTTCTTGGTTCGAAACTCTGATATACGATACCAGGAATGACTTCATTTTCATTTTCTGTTTTCACAACATATTCTATGGGTGATAGATTAAAATTCCCTCCTTCATCTTGATTTTTATTAATATATTCATCTAAAATATTTCTAAACGCATAATTCATAAATAGATAACTTCTATTATCCTCTTTTCTAATGGGTTGGTATTCTTTAAACAATTTATCCCCATTCCAATAATAGGTAGACGCTAAACTATGTGCCACATCATAAGGTACTTCAAAAAATTCAATTAAGTATGCTGCAGCTTTCCATTTATCAAAATCCCATGAATTTTTCAATTTACCTGAAGCATAACCAAACTTATCATGCATTACTTTGATTAATTTCTTTTCTTGTTTAGTAAATTCATCACTTTTATCGATTAAAAGTGCTTCTAATAATACGTTTTTCTTTTTGATAATCATAGTGTGCTAATATAATAATAAATATCTATTAAAACAAAAAAAAAGGGTAGAAAATAAATTCCACCCTTTTTAATATTAAGTTGTATTATTAAGATTATCTTAATAAGTTAACATCAAATGTTACAACTCCATCAATTGTTACTGTACCATAGAAACGGTTATTAACCATTTTCTTAGCGTATCTAGTCATGATACCCTTAGTTGGTGCAAAGTTGAATGGGTTTTGTAACGTTGGAGTAAGTTGTAATGGTACGTAAGGTGCGTAAATGTACCCTGTGTCCAATAAAGACTTACCTTTATGTCCAACGATGATTGAGTTAGCAGGTGCATAAGGATCTCTGTATACAGTGTATCTTCCTCCTAATGAACCAATCTTCTCAATACCCATGTTGTATTGATCTTGCTCAGGTGCTGCGTTAGATACGTGGAAGTATTCTAAGTCATCAAAAATCGCAGAAGCTTCAGAAGAAACTACGATAAAGTTAGCACCACCTCTTAGAGTTGATTTATGAATTTGAGCTGATAATTGGTTAATTTTAGTGATTAACGTTTGATTCCACTCTTTTTGAGTGTAAGCGTTGAAACCACCACCGTTGTTAGCTCTTTTCCATCCGTTGTAATCCCATCTTAATGCCCAAGCTGCACCAGATCTTAAATCTCTAAGGATTTCCCTATCGATTTCAGCTGCTACCTGCTCAGATAATAAAGCCGTTAATTCAGCTTCAGCATCAATGTTATGGAATGCACTAACGTCTTGTGCTAATTCTGGCGACCAAGTTGCTCTTAGTTTTCTTTCAGTTACTGATACAACTACTTCGTCAAGTTCGAAAGAAACTTCTCCCATTTCTGTTGCGAATTCTAAAGTAGCATATGTTAACCAAGAAGCTGAGAATGATAATGATGTTGTTGACGTTCCACTAGCAGCACCGATGTAACCATCAAAAGAAGATGAAGTACAATCAACACACGCTGGGTGAGTTAAATCAACAGTTACTAATAAACATCCATCAGCATCACAGATATCGTCATAAGAAACAATACCTTTACCATATTTCTGTGCAGTTACATTAAACGGTACTGAATCACCAGCAGCGATAATTACATTACCATCTGGGTCAACAACGTCAGCACTTGCAACAATTCTTAATGAAGATAAGAAAGTTTCAGTATCCATTTCGTTTCCGTCAGGACCAGTTAATCTTCCAGCACCTTCTGATGTAAATCCAGTTACACACATAGAAAGACTTCTATATGAACCGTCAGCAGCTAATGGTTGATCAGCGTATGCAGTTGCAACAGTTTCACCGTTTGCACTTACAATTGCCCCACTAGTTGCAGTAACAGTACCACTAGCAGTACCTTTAGAAGCATCAAACATACCGTCATTATAGAATACATCATATAATGATTTCGCTAAGAATTCTGATACTGCATTACCGCTACAAGAACTGAATACACATTCTGGTAAAGAACCGTTAACCGCATTACCATTTAAAGGGTTGTGGTTTCTACCAGTTGTTTTTGGTACAAAGTAAAATAATTTTCCAATTGGCATGTTCATCGCTTGTACCGATACGATATCATTAGCCAATAATTTTGAGAATACCCTTCTTACGATAGGGAAAACTACAGTCTCGAAAGAACCAGATGACGCTGCATCTGTAGCTTCGTTTAATAATGCAGAAGCTTGGTTTTCGTATAACTGAGCGATGTTCTCTTTAACGTGACCTTTTAAACCTTCTAAGAATCCTAAAGAATCCCATTTACCGATGGTTTTAGATCTGATTTGTTTCAAGTGTTCAAGTCCGATATTTCCAACTTCACCTGAATTTAATAAATGTCCCATTTTTTGAGTTTTTTATTGTTTTGTTATTGTTATTTTTATGATATTTTTCTCATCAAATCTTTAATCGCAGTTATTTGTGGATCTACGTAAGCCGTAGATTCGTTTAAATCCGATTTAGAAGACTTAACAGTTTTATTAACTTTATTTTCTACAGATTCTGTAATTGGTGATTTAGAATCTAATTCACTTTTTACTGATTTGTAGATAGATTTAGATTCTTTGATACTTTCTGCACTATCAAACCTCTTTAAGATTTCCATCTTTTCAGTTTTAGTTGTAGAATGTTCAGTGAATAATCTATTTACGTATGCTAAATTTGTATTGAATAAAGCAACTTCGTTTAATTTATTCTTGAATACTTTAAGTGCACCTTTATACTCTTCGTTTTTGGCTTTTAACTCTTTGTATTCCTTCATAATTTTTGATTCTGCTACTTTTCCTACATTTTTTGGTGAAAGTGTTTTTCTAGATTTCTTAGATTCGTTAGCGTAAGATGTACCAGCTTTAGCACCGCTATATCTTTGTCTACCACCACCGTAAGGTCCACTCTGTTTATTATTTTGAGTTTTATCTTCAGTGATTTCATCTTCTTCATCTAAATCAACTATTTCCTCTTTTACTCTTTTAGAATAATCATCAGGTTCTCCTTGATCACCATGAGATGAACCATCATCTCCATGGTAAGTTGGATCAGTACCTTTGTAATTAGGATAATCACTGTGGTCTGCTGATTGATCACCTGCCATAGAACCGTCATGTTCTTTTACACTTTTAGAATAATCATCATGTCCTTGATCACCATGTGACTCACCATCATCTTTTGTTTCATAATCTGGATCAGTACCTTTGTAATTAGGATAATCTCTATGTGTAGCTGATTGATCACCTGCCATAGAACCGTCATGTTCATCAAGTTCTATTTCATAGATAATCTCTTCATCTATGTTTTTTCCACATCCTGCTTCTTCTTTCATACAATCAGACTCTTCGTCCATTTTGTCGTAAGATTCTTCATAATGCTCGTCACCTTCTTTAATGTAGTATTCAGCACCAGTTTCATTATCTGTTAAGTGGATTCCGTCTTCGTCCTTAACAACTTCAACTTCGTCTTCATCGCTCATTTTCTTAAATACTGCGATTACTTCTTCGTCAGATGCACCAGTTAAATCTAATTCTTCATCACCCATGTCTAGATCAGCAGGTAATTCAATATCTAATTCAACTTCGTCATCGTCTCCCGCTAAAGCGTCAAGATCGATATCTAAATCCATTAATTCAGACTCTTCAGAGTCAACTTCTTCAGTATCCCCTTCTGAATCTTCTCCAGCATCTGCTGGCATTTCTTCCATTTCTTCATCGGACCCTTCCACATCGATTACTTCTACTTCTTCGTCTTCCTGTTCAGTTAAAGACGACTCAACGATGTTCTCAATTTCTTGCTTCATATGAGCGGCAAGCATTTCTTTCGTATTGGCTTTTAAGGCATCCTCTAAAGACTTTGCTTCTAACAAAGCCTCTTCGATGATTGATTTTCTTTTTGTAGCCATTGTAAATTAAGTTTTTTTTTTACATTGTTATTATAATAAAATGCAGCACTAAATAGCGCCGTTTTTTTATAAATATATAAAAAATGATAAAAGTTTGATTTTACTGTGAATTTATTCTGACAAAAAATTATCTAAACTATCTAATAATAAATTTTTATCTTTAGTGTTTTTAGATTCGGACATTTGTTGCTCTCTTGAAGGTTCTTCATTATATATCCAAGACCCCGGAGTTGAGGGTGATGTTACCACATCCCAACATATTAATTCGAAGTCATCTTGTACTATATTTTTTCCATTTTCTTTTTTAAGTGAGCCCACACCTCTTGAAGACACACCTATCTTTAATCCTTTTCTTAATAGGTTTGCTACTTGATCACCTTCACACGAAATAATCCCTTGATTTACGAAACCTGGTGACATAATTATTTCTAGTTTTCCCATTAATATATTACCTTCCCACCACAGTTCTGTTACATTATGTGAAATTCTACTAATTGCTACTATAGATGAATCTGGATGATCTGCCTCACCCATTGCTCTTTTTTCTTTGATTAGTTTTAAATAGTTCTCTGCTTCTTTTCTTAATATATTTTCTGGGTAAACTCTACCATTCCTATTTTCCACCCCATACTTTTGCATCACCGCATAAACAACTAAAGGTTCTTCTACTATAGATTCACCTCTAGTAAGTTTATTTATTTCATTAATGAAATGTCTATTATCGTTGGGTGATATATACCCAGCATCATATTCTACTAAGATACCTTTTTTGTTTAATTCATTCTTTTTTAAAATTTCCATAATAACGATATACTTTACATATAAATATATCTTTATTATAAAAAACCTTAGTTTTTAGTTTTATAAAAAACAAAGTGGGTATTATCATTTAAACAACTTTCTATTATTGAATTTATAATAGATGTTGACGACTCTACTATTTCTGGATTATTTATTGGAATATTACTTTTCTGAAATAAGGTTATTTCACAAGACATAAAACTTCTTTTTGTTGGTTTTATACCTGATGATCTCATATCTAAATCTACTATATATTTTCCTTTATGAAATGCATCTATATTGAAACTATTAATTTTATGTTTTATTTTACTTCTTAATTTATTTATTACTGCGTCATAATTAAGTTCGGAATCATATTTTTTTAACTGTCCCCATGCAGATAAATTTATATAAATTGTTTTTGGATTTTTATTATCAACAGTACCCACCTTTATTTTATAGTTTGGGTTTATATCTAATTTTAATTCTTTTCCTCTTTTCATTCATAGTACTTTAATTTTAATGTTATTAATACAAATATAAACATTTTAATTATCTATGTCAAATTAGAGGATTGTGTATTATTGAATATTAATTACTATTTATTTAATATGAAAATATTAAAATATGTTTTATTTACATTACTTTTATTGTCATGTAAAAAAGAAAATTTATCCCCAATTCAATTAGATAATGTTATTGGTTACACATATAAAGTTAATAGATGGGATTTTAATGATTTAACTACGGGTGAAAATTATAATTTATTAGAGGTTAATGATGAGTGCGATACCATATATCTTCATTTTACCCATAACCGTTTAATTGTTGTAAGAGTAGATGGTAGAGTGGGGGCATCTTCGTTATATAAAAAAATATTTTTTGATTATGAGTTTATTGGTGATAGGGTATATTTACGGAGAGATTTTTATACTCAATGGAATATTACTACTCTAACTGATAATGAATTAAAATATGAGGGTAGTCATGACTTACACCAACAATATCAAAAAATAAATATTAGTTTTTATAAATTAGACAGACATCCGGAAGTCATTAATAATACTATGGGGTATTAAATAAAAAAACCCACTCAAAGTGGGTTTAAATATTTTATTCTACTACAGAATTTTTTAAATTGTAAACATTATCAATATCAGTTTCAAAAGAGTCTTTATTATATTCCATTCTTAATAATTTATCTTTAACTTTTAATAATTTATCTTTAAGTTCTAAATCACTATTTTCTGATAATCTATTATCGATTACATCTATACATTCATTTTTTAAATTAGTGTAAATAGATTCTTTATCATCATCGTTACCATTAAGGATTGTTTTTATAATTTCTTTCTCACTTTCATTAATGTCTTGATATTTTAAATTAAATCTATTTACTGCCATTTTAGTTAATATACTTGGTGGTACATCTACTTTTTCGAATTCATTTATTTCTACATTTTCTTCTTTTAACATCTCTTCTTTTATGAAGTTAATTGATTCTTGTATACTTTGTAGATTAGAAGGTGTTTTTTCTGTATTACGTAAAATATTAATATGGTTGTAAATTTCTTTGTTTTCTTTAACTAATTCTTTTTTACCTAAAATATTAATTAATTTATTAATACCTTCACTACTATCTATTGATTTAAGGATTTCTATATTTTCTTTAATATAATCTTTAGCGTCTGAAGAGTTAGTAAACTTTTTAGTAGTTAAATTTTTAAAAACTAAATATTCGTTTTTTAAATTACTATCTTCTTTTAGTGTTTGTATGTATTGTGTAAATAATTTTTTACCTTCATCACTCTTGTTTAATAAGGACTCCGCTAAAATATTATTAAAAGTATCTTTAATATATCCAAAATTGTTCATAATGTTTTGTTTATTTATAAATATTAGAATTTAATAAAAAGTTTATTTTTCTTCTTGATCTATAATACTATCTATTTCTTTCGACATTTCTTCTATCTTAGAGTTTAAGGTATTAACCTCATCATCTATGGTGTCTACATCATAGATTCTATCATCTTCATTTAAACTTTCCATTAATCTTTTGAAGTACATTTTTTGATACTTTTTTGTTTTCTTTTCTAATAGTTTTTCTTCTACTAATAGGTTTTCTTTTTTGTTAGTGGATTCTACTGCTGCCCCTGCTTCTGCCGCTGCTGCTTCACCTCCAGCTTCTGTATCCGCCGCAGCTTCCATACCACCAGCTAAATCAGAACCAAAATCACCACCACCGAAATCATCTCCACCAGTGTCACCACCTATATCACCACCCATATCACCACCTGATTCACTACTTTCTTCTGCACCACCTGGTTCACCATATAATGTATCTACTCTATCAAATATACCTGTTTTCTTAATAACGGTAGAAGTTTGTTCCATTTCTGCAGATGCTGCCTTTTCCATTCTTTGTTGTTCTAAATCATTTCTAATTTCTTCTTCAGACATTCCTAATATATCTCTTTTAGCCCTAGTCATAGAATATGCGCCAAAACCATTACCTGCATCTGATACTGCATCTTTATAAAGGGTTACTTTTAATTGTGTCTGTTCTATCTTTAACATCTCTGCTTGTGTAGAAGGATTGTTTAATGATAAAGTGAAATTTTCTAATTCATCTTCTAATCCTAAGATATATAAATGGATAATTGCAATTTTATTTAATTCTTGTATTATTGCTTGTTGTACTCTATTAATTGTTCTAGAGAATCTAATATCCTGTAATGCTAAGTTTTTACCTTCCCCTGTTACTTCCTCAAAACCTAAAAATGGTTTGGGTACTCTTAACGCAGTAAATAATTTCTTTTGTAAAAATTGAATATCCGCAATTTCTGATAGGTTAGTTGCACCTGGTAAAGTATCTATTGGACTAGGTGCGTTTTGATCTCTCACTGGTACAAAGTAATCTTGATCTTGTGCCATTTGATTGTATCTTGTATCTATTTGTCCAGTTTGTTGATCAATAACAGGACTTCTTTTAAAGTTGTCTGCAATTTTATTTACATATGCTGGTACATCTTTTTCATCTATATTACCAACAAATATTTTAAATATTCTTCTTTCGGGTGCTCTGGTTACCCTATAAATTAACATAGCATCTTCTGAGAGTAATAATTGTTTCCATATTCTCCTTGCCTTTTCTAAAATAGATGTACCATAAGGTAATCTTCTATCGTCCCCTAATAGTCTAAAATGTGCTATTTGCCACGCATTAAATTCCATATCTTTTTGTCCCCACACAAATTTAACTGGGTTAAACTTATCTTCAGATTCTACGGACGCATTTTCCCCAAAACCATCATTTTCTTTTCTAGTTATTTCAATGTTAGGTAATTGTTTTACACTTTGCACACCATTTTCACTATCAATAGAAAGATAAAGGAAATTATCACCATACTTACATGTATTTCTCACCCACATTGGAAGATTGGTATGAATATCTAACCTATTAAAAAATAAATCTTGTAATATTCTTCTAACTCTTTTACTTTCTGAAAAAATATTTAATATCCTACCATCACTATTAGGTGTTGTAGACTCTTCCATAAAAATATCTAATGCTGCAGCAATTTCTGGAAAAAATTCCATACCTTCAAAATCTGCGTAAGATGCTAATCTTGTGGTTTCATAATATATGGAGTGTTGATATATTTCGTTATCTACCTTTTTCCATTGATTTGCTAAATAAGCATCTTGTTGTTTTTGTAATAACTCATAATCATATTCTTCCTTAGATTGAGTTTTTAATAATTCTTTATCACCTAAAGAGTATCTGGATTTATTTTCGACCTTTTTTCTTTCCGGCCCAAATAAGTCACTTAACTGTTGAAATACTGTTTTTCTTGCCATTTTTTTTAATATCTATTTACTATTATAATAAATATCTAGTAAAAACTAAATATTACTTTATACCAAATAACCAATTAAATTCGCCATTATCGTTGTTTTTATTATTATTTTGTTTAGGATGGTAAGTAGGGGTGTTACTATAAAAAGGATTTACGTGTGTTTGTTTAGGTGTGATTTTATTACCATTATTACTAACAGTCGTCCAACTATCTAACATCGCTTTAGTTTGATTTTCTATTTGTTTTAATTTTTTAAAGGTAGTTTGTACAACATAAATAGGCATTGCCAAAGCCATAATAATATCATCATGATACCCATCCATATGATCGGGACGCCCATTTCTATAAACAAATGTTTTTAATTCAGATATTAATCTTACTGATCTTATTATAGTTTTATTTTCTCGTATATGTTCTTCCATATCACTAACCATTTGTAGTCGGCTACTACCCACATTAAAACCAGGTACTTTATCTCCTTGTTTATATAATGTCTTTGCATATTTTTCACTTAATTTTCTACTTCTAGGATCATCATAATGTAAATGTTTATAACCCATCTCTAATAATTTCATAACAGTAGAAACTCCCATTCCACCCGTTATATCCACTACAGTATATGCTTCATATAAATTACCATATTTATATACTATTTCTGCTAATAAATCTGGTGGTAATTTATATTTAAATTCCGCAACTTGTTCTAACCCATCAAAATCTAAAATAACTATGGTAGAACTATCTTTACCATCCCCTCTAGAAACATCTACACCCATAATATATTTGTGTCCTTCTTCGGGTTCTTTCCATATCCACATAGATTTTTCCATCTCCGCTTTATATTTTGGGTCTTGCACATTGTTTTGTGTTTGGAAATCAATGTGTTCATCATCTACTACATTACCACCTGAAGAAACAAAAGATACATCTAATTCCTGAGCTATTTGTTTTTTATCACCATTCATATCTCTACACATTTCTTCATACCACGGAGAAGAAGCTTTCCACCCATCTTTAACCATTATAGTATAATCTTCTATGTCTATACTATTGGTTTCATATGTTTTACCACTATATTCCCATCTTAATGTTTCTCTACCAACAGTCTCACATTCAATAACCTCATCTTCACCTCTTAACCATTTTAACCCTCTATTATATCTAATGTCTTCATGCCATCTCATTTCGATAATATTAAAATTATTATCTCCTTGTTTTGCACCATCATAAGTTTTATAATATAATGCATCTTGACCATTAGGGGTAGAAATAAGTGTTACCTTACCACCAGTACCTAACGATGTTAAAGCGGCACCAAATACTTCTGCACCATTATCGATAAACGCAGCTTCATCCATAATTAAAAATGTGGGTGTATATCCCCTTAGTGCATCTTTAGAAGTTGCTAGTGCTTTTACTTCACATTTAGTGTCTTTGGTTTTAATATGTCCCTTTGCTTCAATAGATAAATAAGAATCCCCTTCACTAACCCCCCAAACCCAAGCTGGAATCTGATCTAAAAAATCTTTTATTTTTTTTAAAAATTCTTGTGCTAAAGTTTGTTTGTTAGCTAATACTAGTACTTTCCACGGGTTATTAGGATCACCAAAAGCAATTTTTGCTGCAATGTATGCTGCGGTAGTAGTAGATACCCCAGCCTGTCTAGGTTTAGTTACGATGTTACGATTGTGTTCTTCATAAGATTTGATTATTTCTTTTTGTTTATGAAATAATTTAAAAGGTACAAATCCTTTTTGTGTCAAATCATATGTTTTAAGAAACGTCTCAATGGTATATATAGGGTCACCTAAACACTTAGCATATATCTTTAATTGTTGTCCTCTGTCCATAGAATAACTTTACTAATAAATATCAAAATGTAAATAAATCGTTAAAATGCAACTAAATTACCGTTTTTCCACGCTTCATAGTTAGGACCTAATTCATAAGTGATTGTCCTACCATCTCTAACTTTCTTAATGATACCTGATTGTACTGCAGCCCTAAAAAATGTTGAGTATTGTCCTGATGTTCTACCTCTAGAATTGATATATTCTAAAAATCCTGCTTTTGTTTTCTTAGGTTTATCTTGAATGTAATTTATTAAAGACTGAATCATCCCATCCCTTTTCTCAAAAGTTAGTCCTGCAGTTTTATCGAATAATGTTAACCCATGTCTTTTTGCAAAATCCTTAATTTTATTCATCATTGACTCATCCCAATACAAAGGTAAATTAGATAGTAATTGTATTGCTTTTTTAGGTGGGTTATTTTTAAAAATATATTCTATTGTATCTTCTCCATTGACTCCTATTCTTTCCAGTGTTTCGTTTCCTGCAACTGAATCATCAAATAATCTATATAGATTAAATAACTCTACCGATTTTTGTGGGGGTGGTATATTGGATTCAAATACTTCGTCACTAAGTTTTTCTGCAATTGCATTAATATATCTTATATAAGGTCTAGGATTAAACCCAAAGTACCTATAAGTATTATGGTTATCTAAAAGTTTATAACCTATTAAGTGATATAACATTTCATCTTCTAATATCTGATCTACACTAAAACCATACGTATCAACAATTAAAGGAAAAACATCTTTAATATCTTTTTCCTTAATCTCTTTATAAACTTTATTCATAAAGTTAGTGCGGTTAGTATTTTCTAACACCAATTTACGATATTGTTCCTCTGTTAATTTAATTTTCATGCTTTCTCTATTTGTTCTTTCAGTTCTTTAACTATAAAATTCGAAAGGTCATTCTTTACTACCATTTGTGCTAACCCTATAAATTCTAAATCTATATCTTTAAGTTTTCCCTTCTTATATACTTTCATATTAGGAATTCCTTGTACACCATATTTTTTTGCCAAAGGAGTTTTACTCTTTTGTTGTGTCATATCTACAATTCCTATTCTATAGTTAGAGTCATTACTTAATTCATTTAACGCTTTAGTGTATGTCTTACAATGATGACACCACTTAGCAGTAAACATAATTAAAACAGGTTTCCCATAGTTAACTACTAATTCATCCCAATTCTCTTCAGTTAATCTTTTAATGTTAAGGTTGTAAGAAGGCATTGTAATTGTAGTGTGAGAAGGGGGTTTTATCCAATCAGGTTTATGGGGTACATCAGGACGATCTGGTCGAACAGGTCGTTGTTCTTTAACTATTATCCTTTTAAATTGTTCCTCTGTTAATTTAATCTTCATAATATTACGTACTCATTTCTAAATAATTATCTAAACTTTCTTCAAACCACTCTTTCATTTTTGTAGTGTCGGGATAATAGTAATCTAAATCAGGTAAGGATAATTTTTCATATTCCTCATCTAACATCCTTACAACCGCATCTAAAAAGTATGATTCTTGTTCCTCAACAAATGAGGTTTCATAATCTATATAATGTTCAATTACCTTATCTATTAATTCAGTAGGAATTGGTACTTTTAAATCATATCTTGCACTATCTCCACTGTTAGTGTTTTCTACCCAATCTGGTTTACCACCAAATAACTCAGTAATTTCTTCTATTCCTCTATTTCTTATATCCGATTCTATTACATCATTCATTGTTCTTTCATATGCTTGTCTAATATCTCTCTGTAATTCATATAATTCTCTATGACCTAATAAAAATTCTAAAACATTTTCCCCATCTACTTCATTATTTTTTATCTGTGTTCTTAATGTATTTATAAAGGTTGGTGTAATATCTAAGAAATCACCATCATCACCTAAAACCTCTTCAGTCATACCCATTTCATATAACTCTTCTAATCCCTGTCCACCAATCATAATTTTCTCTGTATATGCAGGAATGGATTCTATTACACTATCCATTGCCTTTCCTGTCATATCTGAGACTATCTCGTCCATTGGGGTATCGTAATAAGAAAAGAAATCACTATAATCTTCACTAAATGCCTCTTCCGCCAACTCTCTATTACTAAATAACTCTGAGAAATCACTCCAATCATCAACCGATAATACCATATTAGGATATAATCCTTCGGTATCATTAAATGACATAGTATCATAGTAATTAAGTTTTTCAAAGTCCCCATCTTTATTCAGTTTTCCAGTCATAAATCCTTTATTAAAAAAATCTAATTTTTTCAATATACTATATAGATTATGACTCTCTCTCCACGCCCTTAATTCATCTATTTCGAACTCACTAAATATATTACCAGAGACTTCCTCATTCCATTTAGAATTAGGTTCTAATGTCCATTTTATGAAAAAATATAAAACTACGTCATAGTCTAATGCAACAATTTCCGCAAAGTGTTCTAATACCTGCGCAACATTATCGTACCTAAAACCTGTATTATATGGACTATTATCTTCATCTCTCCAGATAGGAAAAAACTGCTTGTTGAAAAGGCGAAACATCATGTTTTCTATTTTAGGGTTGTCCTCAATACTTTCGTTAATTATATGTTGGAAGTTTATTTTCATACTTTTTGAAACATATTATCCATCACTTGATATATTGCATCAATAACTCCATAAGAATCATACCCAAAATTATCTTTATGTGTTTCTATAATAGAACGAATGCAAGAATTAACATCTCCCTCCAGTCTATCCCATTTATCATACTTGGGTTGGGGTATATCAGAAAAATATTCATTTATAATTCTTTTATATTGACTCTCCGTTAATCTGATTTTCATAATTTTTTTATTTTTACTTTTAAATCTCCATCTCCTTTTATTACTCTATGATATACCTCTTTGGGTATAAATGTCCTTTCAGTTAAAGGTTTAGGTATTTCGTTATCTAATTGAATCATCCAGTTAGTGTCACCTATAGATTCTACAATTCTATCTTCTTTATCTCTATGCCACACTAATTCACCACTATCCGTTTCATTAGAGAATGTTCTAATGTGATATCCATTTTCTAATTTTTCTTTAAATGGTAAACTCATTACTCTTCTTTTTTATTCATAAAGAAATCAAAGACACTATCAATGTTTGTTTTAGATTCACTTATTTTATCATCTGCCCAATCATGTCCATCAGATAACATAGTGTCTACCCAATGAGGATTAAAATCATTTAACATTATATCAATTTGTCTTCTCATTTGTTTAAGATTACTAAAGAACATATAGTTTCCACCTTTAGATCCTTCTTTAATAATTTTTTTGTATTGTTTTTCTGTTAATTTAATCTTCATAATTTTTGTTTTTACCACCAAGCATTTACACCTGCAAAATCTTTTGGTTTTCTACATGCCCAATATTTCTTTGTACATTTATCTTTTAACGATAATCCTTTACATCCGTGTCTTGCTGAATACGCATTTCTTCTATCAGGATCTTTAAGTTTATCTCTCATCGCAGAACCATAAGTTATTTTCTTTACATCACTTTTATCTTTTAAACAACCAGTGACATAAACATAATTTTTAGAACCACTTTTTTTTGGTGAATTAACACTCACTTTTCTACCTCTATATTTTGCCTCATTTAACTCCTCCACTTCAAAAGGGGCATTTAACCATACTTCCTTACCTTCATATAACCCTTTTTCTACATTGAAATCTTTAATTAATTCAAGGTCTTTAGGGGATAAATCTATTTTATTATCATTATATAATTTTTTAACTTCATTAAATAAGTTAAAATAGTTATCACTACCATATCTATAAATGTTTTCGAATAAAGGTATTTGATTGTCTAAATGGTATCTTAACCCTTCACTAACAATTGTTCTGTTTTCAGTAATCATCATTCTGTTGATGTTTACGGATTCATTCTTTTTAGATTTTCTTTTTTTAGGTTTGTACCCTTTTACCTTAATTGGGCTTGGAGATTGTCCTTTACCTGACTTACCATCATTCTTTTCTTTTTCTCTTTTACGTCTACAGGCAGAGTCTTTTGCTGATTGTGACATCCTAGATGCAACACTTTTTGCTCGACAAACAGGATAACCACCTTTATCAGAATCTTTTCTACCACATGAAGGGTGTCCTCCACCTTTCTTTTTTCTACATATGTTTACCCAAGGTCCTTGTGGTTGTTTACCCCCTTTTTTCTTTTTTTTTGTACCAAACCATACGGCTAAATCTTCATCTAACCTTTCTACAACTTCTAATTCACCTATTTCGTAAGATTCATTTTTTTTTCCTCTACAGTAACTCCCACTACATTTTTTGTTACCATCTAGTCCTGCAATCTTACCTTTACACACTTGTACTGCATATCCGTTAGCATATGCTGATGGATAAACATCATATTTTGCTTTTGCCGCTCTTTTACCTCTTGCACATAATGTGTTTTTCTTTTTCTTAGATTTACGTTTTTTTCTTTTCTTTTTTCTACCTTCCTCTATATGTTCTTCTTCTGAAAATAAACCAGTAGATTTACCATCAAAACGCATTTCCTTTAATACTCTCTTAAGTTGCGATTCTGTTAATTTTATTTTCATTGCAATGTTTTATTAATAAATATTACCAAAGAGCAAAAAAAATCCCACCTAAGTGGGAGATATAAGTTTTTTATTAATATTATAAATACTTAGATAACATACCTACAGTATCAAAATCTCCTGCATCTAATGCATCATCTATAAGTGATTGTATTTCTTTTGGTGACATTTCAGAATAATCCACCTCAACATCTACTTCTTCCGTTGGTTCGTCTTGTGCTGGTGCAACACCCGCATCAATCATTAAGTCTTCTAAACCATCTTCAAAGTTATCTTCATCACCAATAATTAAATCGTCTAATTCTTCATCTTCATCTGCTAAATGTAATTCTTTTAAGTGTGCGATTACTTCTTTACATTTTGCACTGTTAGATAATATCTCTTTCATAAAAGTATGAAATTGTTGTGCCGGTAACTTAGTAAGTTCATGAAAAAACCATTGTTTTAGTTTATAATCATCGTCATCAATACAAGCAACAAATTTTTCCCACATACCTGGACCTAATCTCATTCCCCATATTTCGTTTTCTATTGTATCCGCTCTATCTATAACGTGTTTCTGTTCTTCAAAATCTAAGTGTCCTTCACCCCAATTAGATGCTGCTAATTCCATAGCCCCCTTAATGAGTTCGTGTACTAATAGTGGGAATATCCATGCTTTAGCTTCTACTACTGGTTCTTCTTCCTCATCCTCTTGTTCATTACCTTCTTCATCTTTAGGTTTTTCCCATTTAATTTTTTCTGTTCCACCTATTTGTCCACCCATCGCTTGATCAGGTATCACCCAATATTGGAAATCCGCTAAAGACATTAATTTACCATATAAATTCATTAATCTAGGATCAATTCTATCTAACTCATCTGCAACCATATGGAAGATGTAGTGACCTTTTTTAGCTGCCCCTTGCATTAATGCATTAATTACGTTTCTTTTATCAACCTCAATTTCTAATTCTTCCATTCGTTCTGCACTCTTAGATTGGAACTCTTCTTGTTCTTCTTCCTCCTCTTCATCTTGATCTAAATCTAATGGTGAACCCGGAGGTAATAATTCTGCATCTAACATATCATCTGGAATATCAAATTCCTCACTTACAATTTCTACTGCTAATTGTTCTAATGCATCTTTGTGTTGTGATTCTATTTGTGCCACTTCTTGCATAATTCTCATCATCTCCATCATCATTTGTGGATTGATTCTCTCTATACCATGATATCTTTTAACTTTATTAATAATATCTTTAAAACGAGAACTAGCTAATTTTTCTGAATAGTTTTGGTTAGTTCCGGTGGCAGGTAAACCTTTATTTTTTCCAAAAGTATGTTCACCACTTCTTAATTTACCTTCTAAATCAGGATTCATTCTTTCTGGGTGGTTAGGATCATATTCGATACCCTCATTAAGTTTTTCAATTCTTTTCAACTCACCCTTTAACATTTGGTGTTCTTTAATTACTTTTTTAGTAATCCCATCTAAGTCTATTTTAATTTTTATCTTTTTCATATTATCTTATGTTTAATAATGATACCCACATAGTCCAAGCATCTTTCGCCATTTTTTCAAATACCCTTTGAACATTTCTCGTTTCATGATTCCCATCTCCTCGTTCAATGTGTGCTAAAGCCGCCCTAATAAGTATATCCCTAATTTTTCTTTTATTCTCTAATAAATATTCTATGATTTCCATTTCTTCCTCTATTATTTCTATATCTCTTTCATATGAAATACTATCTTCATCATCATATTCTAATTCATCTATTCTTTCTTTTTCTTCTTCTAAAGAATCTAAATCTTTTCTCATACCATATAACCACCTATGTAAATCCTCTTTTGTCCAATTTAAAATAGGGTGAGCACCAAACATATTAGTTAAACCACTTTGTCTTATTTTTTCTAAATATTTTAATAGATCTCGTCTTTCTTGCCCACTTATACCCTTTAATGAAGGAAAATCATATTCATTTCTTTTCGCTTCACCTAATAAATCAGATTTTTTATATTTTTTATACCCACCATCTTTTTTGAATTTAATATATTCTACTAAATCCTTTTTTTTCATTTTTGGTTTGATATTTTTTTCTTCGGTTTTCATTTCTTCTTCATACATTTCTTCCCATCTTTGTGCAATTTCGGGTTCATTTATATGCATCCACCTTCTTTGTTTTTCTGATTTAAATGGCATAATAAAAATTATTTTCTCGCACTACAAAAAGCGTGTGCCAATCCAGCTCTATAATGTAATTTTGTACTATTTGTTCTTAAAGCATCTTTAATACAGTTAGAGGAACAACCATTTCTATAACCTCTGTTTTGACACCATTCTCTAAATGTTCCTTCAGTACCATCTTTTTCTATCTCATCAGATACCCCTTGCATCCAATCATCATCCTCAGTTATTTCTACAGTAGCATCCTTCGGTAATTCATCTTTAACAGATGCTAATTTATCTGCCGGTACTTTAAGGAATGTTTCATCTATTTCAGTAGATTCATTTTGTGACTTAGCAATTTCATCATTTAATTCTTTATATTGATTTGTTAAATCTTCTATTGCTTTAGTTCTATCAGTAATGGCTTGTGTTGTTTGATTTTCTAACAATAATTTTTCCATTAAACCTCTCCTTACTGCTCTTTTTATATCTGACTCATAAATTTTTACAATCTTTTTCATTTTAACTATTTATTAATTCTTTGTTATATAATAATACCATATCTTTTTCATATAGCTTAGATTCTACCGAATCAATATTTTCACCAAACTCAAAAAACAACCTTTTTTCTGGATATTCATCATATCCTTCTAAATTTTCCCAAGCCATTGCAATTATACCATCTACGGCATCCCACATCGCAAATGAATCAGATTCTTGTATTACATCTAATTTTAAATCAGTAGTTAAAACTCCTGATTTTTTTATAAATTTTTCTTCAGGTGATTCTGGATTTCCAGATGCGGGATAGGCATCCCACCCTTCACCGTCTATATCTTCTAATATATCAGAAAAGAGAAATTCATAAATGAAGTTCCCTTTCCAATTCTGTCCTACTTTATTTATGTATACTAAGTTCATTATCTATACATTCCGTTTCTTTTAGTAGTTACTTTTTTTCTTTCAGCAATTTTAGCTTTAGGTTTTGGATTAACATTTGGTTTAGGTATTTTTTTCCATCGTGGTTTCTTTTTACCTGGTTTAGTTGTAGGTTCTTTAATACCTGGTTCTACTGTTGGTGCTGGATTGTCTGCTAATAACGCATCCACATCAATTTCTTTAAATTGATTATGACCATCAAAAGTTTCATGATCTAAGTCACCATCCATATTACTATCCATATCTAATCTATTTGGTATTTGATCACCATCCCTATCTAAATCTCCTGAAGCTTGTAAGTAATTTTGTCCAGTGGCGATTGCGTCTACAATATCCATATTCTGTTCTGCAATTCCTACATCATCACCAGCCAACATATCTATTTGACTGTATTCTTCTAAAGATTGTTCACTTTGTTCTTTTAAAATTTTGTTTAAGGAATTATTAATGTTTTTTTTTAAAAAGTTTTCCATCAGTTGTTTTTTTGTGAATTTTTTAGACTCTTCTACTTTATAGGTTTTACCATCTACTTCGAATTCATCTTCACCTGCATCTATAGCTTTTTGTCTTTCACCACTGAATTTATTTCCTTCATCTACTTTTTTACCAAGTTTACCACAATGATCATCACATTGCTTTTGTTGTTCTTTAGTACAGTCTTTATAGTCTTTACCAAAATGTTTTTGACAATAGGCATTCTTTTCTATCATTTTAACTATATGTCTTCCGGAAGAAGTTTGTTCATCTACTTTTTCTTTTTCCTCTTCTTCTTTATCTTCTTCATCTTCTTTTTCATCTTTATGTAAATCTGCAATTTCTTTTTTAATATTTTTAATTGCATCTTCATGATGTTTAAGTTTTTCTTCTAAATCTTCGTTAGATAATTCTTCTTCATCTTCTTTGTCTTCATCTTTATCCATTTTTTCGTGCTCCTCTTTATCTTTTTCTTCACCTTCAGCCAATTCATCCCCTTCTTCTGCAAATGGATCTTCACCACCTTCTTCTTCTACATCAATATCTAAAGTCTCTTCATCACCTCCTTCTAATTCACCGTCTTCTTCATCTTCACCCTCGATTTTGGCAATAATATCTTCCACATCTTCATCTGGAATATCTTCCCAATTAATGGCGGATATAATAGAGTTGATTACGTATTTGTCTAATTCTGCATCTGGTTCATCTTTGTCTCTTAACATTTGTCCGATTTTACCAGTTAACTTTTGAATTTTTTTCGTATATCCATCACCTTCATCTTCTCCTTCTTCTTCTACATCTACTTCCATATCTACTTCACCACCTTCTTCATCATCTGCAAATGGATCATCTTCTGAAGAAATTTCTTCTTCTTCCACTTCATCTTCTACCGCTACCGGTGCTGGAGCATCTACTTTAATTACTTTTTTTTGATCTTCAATTATTTCAGGATCTTCTTTGACTACAACTCCACTAGCATTTGCCTCTTTTACTTCAATTACGTCAGATTCAAACAAGTTATTATTTTCTTTTACACCAAAAGATTCATTTAACATATCAAATTTTAAATTAAGGTGTTTCATTGCTTCCGCATATGATTTGTATCTTTCTAAATTTTTATTTTGTAAACCACCAATATAATTGAAGTCTTCTGCCATAATATTACCAGAAGTTTTTTCAGTGGTTTTTATAAAATAATTTTGGTTTTCTCGAATTATCCCATAAATTACTCCGTTAGCACCTTTTTTAACATTTTCTATTTCAGATGTAGAAGTACTTTCATTTAAAGTATTCATTTTTCCCATTAGATCTTTAATTCTATCTAACTTATCTTGTCCTTTAATTTTTTTTGGATTTACAAAATTTTTCATTTTATATCTTTTTTTTATAATTTTATCTTAGCTTCTTATGGGGTTACCCGTTTTAATGTCTACGTATTGATACGTGTCTACAACACCTATATTATTTTGGAAAGTTTCTGTAGTAGCAGAAATTAAACCTGTTTTTACCTTTGTTTGTACCGCAATTGGGTTACCCAATAATAAAAAGTTATTTCCTGATAATGTAGTAGTATCGCCATTAACAACAACATCTACTGTTTGTCCTGCTACTAAAGTAACAGTTGCCCCATTGATTGTATATGAACCGCCAACGTTACATAATATTGCACTATATGCATAATTTTCAAAATCCGCAGTAGTTGCATTATGTATTACTGATACTTCCCCTGTTAAATAAGTTCCCATAATTATGTTTTATTATATAAATATTGCGAATTTAATAAAAAACACAAAACAATTTACATAAACATAGATTCCTATGTTATGGCGCATCTTTTATTCTACTTTCATATGTCATAGGTGAGAAACCACCACCACCAGCAGTACTAGATAATCCAATAATATTATTGACTTCATCTATTATTTTCCATTGATTAGAACCATTCCATTTAGAGTTATCCCCAACCTTTGTCCAGAATACAATATTATTAGAATGTGGTGCATTTATTAATACATTATATGGGTTACCATCATTATAATGATTTAGTACTTCTTCATCATTTAATGCGGTGTCCCAAATAACTATATTATTTACCGCCCCTTTCATTTCACCGGCACTTGTGGATGCACCTCCTAATCTTAAATCTTCTACTGTCGCAACTAAAGTGTTACCAGGATAATTAACAGTGTTTTGTAAAATCCCATTAACATATATTTTTAAATCTTTAGTGTCATCATTCCATGTTCCAGTAATATTAACCCATTCTCCTGCACCTGTAGTTTTAGGAGATAGAGTAGGGGTTTGAATGTCTTCTAAACCAGCTACTGATAAACCAACTCTAAATCTCCACTGATCTGGAGAATTATCGTAACCAATCCCTATACCACTACCACCTGCATAATTTTCTAATGCATAACCATCTACCGTATGATCACCATCCACTTTCATATAGGTACTAACAGTAACACTTCCTGTTAAATCATTGACACTAGCAGGCTTACCAAAATTGAAGAATTGTCTTTTATCGTTACCTTCAAAATAAAAAGAATAGATACTGATATAGTCTGAAGATGTTCCATTATAATAAGGTGGAAAATTATTTTTACGATTACCTAATAATATTAAGTCCTCGTCAATGGTGGTATTATTTTCATTTATAACACACTTTATCGTCTTACCTATTATTTTATTTATTGTCGAACCATTAATTACCGTTGTTGCACCAGCATTTGTACCATTAAAACGAAATGCACTATAAGCAAACTTAGTAAAATCTATTTCCGACCAATTATGTACTACTGCAACTTCACCTTTTAAATAAGTCATAACAATTAATTTTTTAAAAATCTTATGGATTCATCTAAAGTTAAAGATTTATCATACGCTAAAGTTTCTAGTTCACTTAACTTATCCAAAAACTCCATCCTTCTTAATACCTTAAATGCAATATTTTCATATGAATACTCGCCTTCTCTATCTAATCCTGTTTGTCTCATTTTCTTAATTTTTTCTTTGAGACTTTTTATTGACCTTATAAGTTTATCATAATCCCCACCTTTGTACATATCATAAAAATGTTTTATGGTGTCGATTATTGAGTTGGCTTTTTCTTTTACTTTTTTAGTATCTATTTTAAAATTTTCTCTTTCTGGTTTAACATTCCATTTATCCCACATTACTGAATAAACCCCACTAGCAACATGTGGTTCATCTGTATCTTGTACATATAACTCAACATCATACCCCTTAACAGTGATATTATGTTTTTCGTTCCATAAATTTTTCTTAGAATTAAAATAAGACCTAACTAATTCTTCATTTTCATCCACATCTCCAAAATCAACTAATATATGTAAATCAACATCTGAAAATCTAGACCAATTGTAATTTGCTAAACTACCAGTTAAAATAATATCATCAATTTCAACCCAACCAATATCTAAAGTTTCAAAAAAATCATCTGCAATCATTAGAAGTCTAGTCCTAACATCTTTATGCATTTCTTGTTCTCTATCAAATATTTTGGGGTTTAATGTATCTTTAATTTTAAATGAGGAAAGATCAATATTTTCCTTCTCAATTAAATCATTAACTTCTTGTTCCTCTAAATTATTAAATTTCATAAGTATTTTTAATATAAATACTTAATTAGTTGATAATCTTTCATTTTTTACGACATAAATTAAATTCCACACGTTTTACATTCCTTATTTACTATAAAATACTCTAAACGTTTTATGGTATCTTCTAATAAAATTAATTCTTCGAATAGATTTTTTTCTTCTAATATATCTTTGACGGCACTCTCTAATTCATAGAGATCATGTAATATGTGTTGTTCTAATGTAGGCATTTATTTATTTTTAAGTAGTTCTATTTGTTCTAATATTGGTGTGACATCTACTACACCCTCTATTTTTTCCACTTTATAATTCTTAATGTGGGAATTTAAAATTTTACCTTGACTATCAGCATTTTCAAAAACATCATAATCACTTTTTTTTACATCGTGATATAAGTATTGTCTACCACCTTTAAAAATAATCGCTAATTTTTTATTTAATACGTTGTATTTTGATGCTAATATATTACTAGAATTGTAAATATTTTCTATTGCCTCTTCTGTTGTGTATTTGTGTAATAACATAATTTTAATTTTTATATAATTTATAACTATCTATATTTTTCAATTCGTAAATTTTTCCTTTAACTGAATGTTCTTCTGATATTACATCACCTCCGAAGTCTTCGGTTATGATAACATAATCGCCAGTAATTACCATACCACAATCTTCATGTACTATTTTATAACTACTATTAAAATATTTATCACTTTTGTTTTCCTCTTTTATAATTAAAACAATTTTTTTAAATTTAGGTGCAGTATTAATCATATGACAAATATAATAAAATATTATTTAATTATCAATTAAATATAACAAAAAAACCCACTTCAAAAAGAAATGGGTTAATTTAATTGAGTAATTATGTTGTTAATTTTAATCGATTTCGATATTTCTACTAACTTTTTTACTTTTAGTTGGAGTTACTTTAGGTAAGTATAAAATTGTAATACCATTTTCTACTTTAGCGTGTACTTCATCTAAAACAACATTTTCAGGTAAATTAAAAGATCTGAAAAATTTAGTGGAGTGGTATTCTTTAGAAACATACTCACCTTTATCTTTTTTATTTTCTACTGTTCTTTCACCCTTAACTTCTAATAGTGAATTTTCTAAAGTAATGGTTAAATCTTTCTTTGTAAATCCAGGTGTGGATAATTCATATCTATAAGACCACTCATCTTCATATACGTTAGTTGATGGTGTATTCTCAGAATACTCTCTTTTAGTTAAACCATTATTATTTCTTTTTGGTAAACTAATTCTACTATTAATTCCACCAAAAAAGTCATCATTCATAAACTCTCTTAAAAAGTTATTAAATTCTCTATTGTACATCATATTTTATTTTTTATATATTATTATTAATATTCACACTTAATCAAAATAAGTGCCAGTGAATTTATTCTGTCATTTTGTCATTAAGGGTTGTTGATGTGTTTACCTTTAACTTTATAGTAATTTACATCTATACCATATTCTTCTAACATATTTTTAGGTATATAACATTCTCCCGTAGAAAGCAAATGTTCAATACGATTTCTCCCAAAATTTATATTAAATTCTACTAAATCAATCCCAATGAATTTTCTATCGTGTTTTAATGCTGCGACTCCTGTTGTAGAAGATCCAGCAAATGGGTCTAATATTGTATCACCAACATCACTTCCTATTTTAACAAACCACTCTGCTAATTCTACATGAAAAGGTGCAGGATGTAAAACACTAGGGTTAGACTCTGCCGCAGTAATAACCACATTGTGTGGTAACGCACCTTTTTCATTTAAGGTTACTTTTTTGGTATTATATACTCCATCTCTAGAGTTAATTGTTGTTATTTCACTCTTCAATCTTCTTTTGGTAACTTCACTATGTTCTACTCTACAGTTGTCTGCCCTAAATTTAGGTTTAGTAGAGTTAGAAAAATGGAAAACATATTCATATCTATCAATTGCCCTATATTTACAATTTGTTGGCATAGAATTTTTTTTAAACCAAATATAAGGTTTTGCTACTAAATACCATCCTTGCTTACTCATTTTATACTTTAATTCATCTAATACTGGATGAACTACCCCATTATCTATTTTATCATTTATATTTAAGAAAAAACTACCGTTAGGTTCTAATACTTTTAAAAATCTATCAGTAAATTCTAAAAACCAATCAGCATAATCATCAACATGAATTGCACCTATTTCTCCATCATCATTACCACTGTAATTTTTTCTAAATGCGAAATAAGGTGGTGAAGTAAAAATCATACCAACCTTCTCACCTCTATCGATCATTTCATCTAAAATATTTTTTGTGTTTCCTAAGTGTAATTTATATTGACTTTCCATAATTTAAATTTTATATTTAAGACAAAAGTAATGATATTTATTTATAAAGACAAATTAATTATGAGAAAAGTACAACCAAAAGTTAAAAAAATCATAAATAAATCAATTGAGGAAGCTAGATTATATAACCAAAGTGAAATTACTATTGAACATGTAACCATAGCATTAATTAATGATTACGATAATGATGCAATTAAATACTTAATAGAGTTAGGTATAGATGTTGATGAATTACATAAAAAATTAGAAGATAATATTTTAAAGGATGAAGAAGAATTAACAGGTAATCGTTCTTCTTTAATTCCTTTATCTGATTATACAAAAAAATTAATAAAAGAGGCGGAGGATGAATGTGATAAATTAAAAGAACCTTATTTAGGTACATCACATATAATGTTATCTATATTAAAAGAAAAAAATAATATAAGTAAAATTTTAAACAAAATGGGTGTGGATTATAAAAAATATAATAATACAGTAAAAAAATACATAATACAGGATAGTTTTGAACCTGCGGGAGAAGAACCAGATGATTTATTTAATAGACCATCAAGAAAAAAGAATAAAAATAGTGGAACACCAATATTAGACAATTTTTCGGTAGATGTTACCAAAAGAGCTTCTGAAGGTAAAATTGATCCTGTTATTGGTAGAGATGATGTAATACAACGAGTAGCACAAATATTATCGAGAAAGAAAAAAAATAATCCAGTCCTTATTGGTGATCCTGGAGTAGGAAAAACTACTGTAATTGAAGGTTTAGCATTAAAAATAAATGAAGGGGACGCACCACGTACTTTATTAGACAAAAGAATTGTCGCATTAGATTTAACATCTTTAGTGGCAGGTACTAAATATAGGGGTCAGTTTGAAGAAAGAATTAAAGGGGTGGTAGATGAACTAATGGGTAGTGACAATATTATTTTATTTATTGATGAATTACATACTTTGGTGGGTGCAGGTAACGCATCGGGTTCTATGGATGCTGCAAACATATTTAAACCAGCATTATCTAGAGGTGATTTACAAATAATTGGTGCAACTACTTTAGATGAATTCAGAGAAAATATAGAAAAGGATGGTGCATTAACAAGAAGATTCCAACAAGTAATAATTGAACCACCATCTATAGACGAGACAATTGAGATATTAGAAAAGATAAAAGGTTCATATGAAAAGTATCATAAAGTTACTTACATAACTGACACAGTACATCAGTGTGTTAAACTTGCAGACAGATATGTTACTGATAGAGAGTTTCCTGATAAAGCAATTGATATTTTAGATGAAGTGGGTGCTCGTTCACAAGTAAATGCAAAACCACCTAAAGTGATTAATGACTTAGAACAAGAAATTGTTAATATAAAAGAAGAAAAAAATAGAGTAGTTAGAAGTCAAAAATATGAAGAAGCTGCCAAATTAAGAGATAAAGAAAGACAAGTAACGGAAAAATTAGAGGTGGAGAAAGATGTATGGAAAAATAATTTAGATAAAAAAAGAACCGTTATTTATCCTGAAGATGTAAGTGAAGTAGTTGCTTCTATGACAGGTATTCCACTTAAACGTTTATCTAATGATGAAGGTAAGAGATTATTAGATATGGAAAAAGTAATGAAAGGTTCTGTAATTGGACAAGATGATGCAGTTGTAAAAATTGCTAAATCACTTCGTAGAAACAGAGTAGGAATTAGAAACCCAAAAAAACCAATAGGTTCATTTATGTTTTTAGGTCCAACAGGTACCGGTAAAACTCATTTAGCTAAAAGATTAGCAAAATATATGTTTGGAAATGAAGATTCACTCATCAGAGTTGATATGTCAGAGTATCAAGAAAAACATGCGGTTTCAAGAATGGTAGGTGCACCTCCGGGATATGTAGGACATGAAGAGGGTGGACAATTAACAGAAAAAGTTAGAAGAAAACCGTATTCAATAATTTTATTTGATGAAATAGAAAAAGCACATAAAGACGTATATAATGTATTATTACAATTATTAGATGATGGACAATTAACTGATAGTTTAGGTAGAAAAGTTAATTTTAAAAACTGTATGGTAATTATGACATCTAATGTAGGTATTAAAAAATTACAAGACTTTGGTTCTGGTGTAGGATTTAGTACTAAATCTTTATCCTCTAATAAAGATGATCACAGAGCAGAAATACTAAATAAAGAATTAAAGAAACATTTCCCACCTGAGTTTTTAAATAGGTTAGACGATGTTGTAATATTCAACTCCCTAAAAGAAGCAGAAATCAATCAAATAGTAGAACTAGAAATAGTTAAGATTATTGAACGTATTGATGAATTAGGTTATAATTTAAAAATACTTAAATCTGCTAGAAAATTCTTATGTGAAGTAGGATACGATGAAGAATATGGTGCCAGACCACTGAATAGGGCAATACAAAAGTATATTGAGGATCCTATCTCTGAAGAGATATTAAAGGATAATATTAAAGAAGGTCAAACCATTAGTATTTCTTATAGTAAAGTTAAAGAAAAAATAGAAGTTAAGATAATTTAATACTATTTTATTTGGTAGATTAAAATATTTTTCTTATATTTGTATAAAATCAAACAATTATGAAAAAGTTAATCACATTATTATTAGTATTAGGGACACTTACTATTTACTCACAAGATCAATTCATTTACGATTCAGAAGAATACAACACAGAAAGTGTTATCACATATAAAATAAAAAATTATGTTGAAATAGAGGGGTTAGTATGTGAACTTATTAATAAGGAGAGAGTAAAAGTAGGACTTAACAAAGTTAAAAGAGATAGTATCGTAGATGAGGTGGCATACCACCAAAATTATTATCTATCACATCACGAAGTTTCTTTGAGACACGAACAAGATATAGACATTGAAAATTGGGAAGAGATAAACGATTTACAAGATAGAGTACACCATTTTATGGGGAATAAATTTTATGGTGGTGAAATCGCACAGTATTGGACACCTTATAGTTATTATCAAGACTCAACCAATACTTATACAGAACATTGGAAAGACTCTACACTTAACTCAATTACCATTCACATTGCTAAAGAAATAGTTAAAGACTGGATGAATTCACCGGGTCATAAAAATGTTATACTTAATAGAGATTTTACTTTCAAACAAATAGGAGTAAGTATCACTGGATACACTCAAAGAGATGAAAGATATCCTGATCGAGATGACTGGTGGTATAAAGGTTATGTTGCAATAGTAGTTTTAACTAATTAGAATAAAAAAAAGGGAAACATAAGTCTCCCTTTTTTATTTATATAAAATTATTGTGTGATTAGGATTCTACTTCATCGTCCTCAATAAAATCTTCTATTGCTCTTTTTTCTTCTTCTTTTTCTTCTCCTTCATTTCCTACCTTAGCACTCATACCACCTTTTTCTCCATTAGCACCAATACAACCAATAGAATAAGACCAAACTGTACCACCAAACGGCGCCCATACTTGTAAATAACCTTCATCTACACCTTCTACTTTATCTATTGTTATCGATCCTGTTGGTCCAACCACCTCAATTTTTGGTACTACACCACCCATATCATCTAATTGAGCGGCATACATTCGTAACTTAGGATTAACCCCTTCAGTATTTTCAATATCTTCTCTAGATATCCCACCTGAACTTTCTTTATCTAATTCTTCTTCTTGTTTTAATAGATCTTGATATTTTAAAATTAAAGATCCTAACTCTTTAGCTGGTTCATTCATTGCGGTTCTTAAATCTTCTAAATTACGTACATCCTTTGCAAATTCTTGTTGTCTTTTAAATCGTAGGAAACCGAAAATCTTTTTGAGATTTCTTTCGGTTGTATATAGTTTATTAAAAGTTTTTAATAAATAGTAAAGTTTTTTTCTATTTCCTTCTTCCGCTAACCAGTTTTTAGCATCTGTGGTGGATATACTGTCACCATACTTACCAACTACCTTTTTCTTTTTTACTTTTTTACCTTTTTCATCTTTTGGTTGTTCTACATATTGAGTTAGAGATTGTTCTATTTCTACAAAAAATTCTAAAAATTTGTCTTGAATATTATACATTTCTGATTTAGATAAATTATTAACCATACCTAAAATTTCTAAGAAAGTTTTTTCCCCCTGTTTTGTTTCATATTTTTTATCCCACGAACTCCATATCTTATCTCCTGATTTATCTACCAGTTTAGAAATACTCTTTAAACTATTTATTAAAGTAGTGGTTGCATTTTTATCTGTGGTATTTAATTGTTTTAAAATATCTTTACCCCCTTTTTTTCTAGAATTTAATATTTTATTAGTATAATTACTAATGAAACCTTCTTTACCACTATATTGACTGTAGTATTCTTCACCATTATAAATAATCCTAAATAAATCAGGTATTACTTTAGCATTAAAAGTAAATTTAATTTTACCGATACCTTTACCAAACTCAATAAGTTTACCTTTACCTTGATTTTCTGGGTATGTCATCCAATTATTTGATTCGCTAGCTCTAGTACCACCCGCAGTGTCCAATCCCTTACTACATATATCTGGTAATGCTTCTTTTATAGTTTTTTCACCTGAAGCAAATGCCTTTACCGCCACATACTGATATTTCTTAACTGCTTTCTTATAATCTTCAAACGAAACACCCTTTGCTTTTTCATCACCCCAATAAGGACCTTGATTCGCACCTGACTCACCATCAGCAACAAATGTAATCCTTTTTAGTTCATCATCTTTAAAAATAGAACTAGCAGCATCTTGAATAATTTTAGTGCCTGCATTTGCTCTCTTTTGTGTTAAGTTTTTATTATTAGTTGCGTCAGTACTTTTATTAGGGGGGTTGGACCAATAGTTTGAACTACCTGCAGTAACTGTAACAACAATATTTTCTTTTGTTAAACCAGGATTACTATCCATCCAATTTTTAACTTTTTTTAGTGATTGTATTAGTTTTGATTTATCTTTGTCGTCCTTAATTTCTGATTTACCTGAGTCAAAGGTAACCTGTATCTTATCACTATTGTATGGTTTTGCAACATCAGTTTTTACTTTATACCTTTTACCGTTGATGGTTACTATCTTATCTTGTTCAGATAATAAGTTATTTTCAACTACCACTATAGATTTAAAATTTTCTTCAGATAGTATATCGTGCGAATTATCCTTATAGGTGAAACCCATAAGTTCTTGCATACGTTTTTTTTGTTCGTTAAGGGTGTTCATAATATAAATTTATTTTCTACGAGCTTCTCTTCTTTTAGACTCGTTTATTTTCCTTCTCTTTTCTGATTTAACTTTATTTACAATGTTTTCGATTAAAGTAACCATTTCCGATTCAGTTAATCTAACTGTTTTTTTATTTGACATGTCTTAATATTTTTATAATATATGTTATTATATATTATAAATATAAGAATAAAGTAAAAAAAATGAATTTTATGATTGTTTTAAAACATCATAAATTTTAAGTAAATCAGATTCACTGATTTGTTTAACGGCAGCAAAATAAGTAATTGCCAATATTAAACTGTGCGTATAATAAGAATTAATAACTTCTTTTTTATCTTTTGTTGTTAAAATATATCTTGTCATAATTAGTTTTTTTACTAATATACTAAAAAAATTAGTAAAAACCAAATTATGCAACCATATAGCCCTGATCATTTGGGTCGGATGCAAATCTTTCCCATTCTTCTCTATTCTCTGGTGTTAAATTATCGGGGTCAACGTTTCCTACAAATCTAGCTAAACTTTCATTAACCATTTCTTCTAAAACTCCTACATTTATTTTAGTTAGTGGGTTATTTGCTAAATTCATAACATAACATTTTGTTAATTTTTCATATCCTTTTAGTGGTGCTTCGGGTATTTGGTTATTTGTAAATGTTATTATATCCAGATTTTTTGGTAAGTATTCTATTGGTGGTAATGTTGTTAACCCACAATTATTGGCAGATATTCTTTCTGCCTGTGTAAATTCTGAACAGTCAGGTAATTCGGTTAAGTTCATATCACTGAAATCTAATGTTTCCATATCTTTATTTAAGAAATCAGTAATAATAACTCCTTGAGTATTTTCCATTAACCATTTTAGATATTTGTTATTTTGTAATGCCGTTTGTTGTTCACTAGCCAATTTACGTATTGACTCAACTCCTGCGGCATAAACTTCGTCATCAATAACATCTTTAATATCACCACCAAATTTAGTTAGATATTTTAAATATTTACTGTCCATTAAACCAGAACCATTTCTAATATCACCTGTCGCTAATGCCCCTAATTCTTTTCTAAAAAATTCAGTTAACCCCGGAAATCTAGAAAGTATGTTTGGTAATTCGCTTCTTTCAATACTCTGATTACCTCTATTGTGCAACTGTCCAGACTCAAAATGAAACTGTAGTGGGTATATATCTTCGTTTTCACCATCAAATAACTTCTTAGGCATTACCACATAGTAATCTGACAAACTACCATCTGGTTTAGGGTTATTTCTTCTATATCTAGCAAAATAAGAACTATCATGATTACTATTTAATGCATTACGGTTAGCCGTACACCAAGACGCCATACCACCACCTAATGGTTCACAACTAGCTTCTAATGTTTGTGGCATGTATACTAATACATCATTATCTCTATATGCTAATTTAGCCGTACCCAAATCAATATGTTTTTTTAATTTATTCCATAATGAATTATCTTCGGAATCATCTCCCATAAATGGGCTCACTACGTCAAATAATTGCCCTAAATTATTGTATTGATTGATATCGGTTACATTTTCAGGTGCATTTGCTCTATTAGAAGCATCTCTTTTAAATGATTTTTTCTTTCTTACTCTATCAAATACAGTTAACTGACCATTTGCCTCAGGTAAATCTTCGGTTATAAATCTAATTGCTTGTTCAATATCACCTTCTTTTAAATGTCTCATAAATACTGTAATCATCCACTGTACAAATTCTTTTTTTCTAGTTGGATCCGCATCTACTATATCAGTAAATATTTCATCAGTTAAAACTACTTTACTTTTACCTTTTTTATTTGTTACTATATAGGCAATATCTAAACCATCGTGACCCTGTATTGGTTCTACCTTTTCTTTAGATTTTTTCATCCCACCGGCAGGTCTATCACCGTCTTCAAATTCTTCTTCATCGTTTTCACCATCTGTCGCCCTATCCAATAATTTTGGGTCGATTACAAATTGGTTTCTTAAAAAGTCTACTCTGTCTTCTCTAAGTAGAATATTATACTGATTTTCACTGATTATATATTTCATTTTCTTTTTCTTTTTCTTTATAAATATATGTTAAATTGAATTTGTTAATAAATTTAGTCTAATACCTTTTTCTTTTATTTTCTTTAGAACATCTTTAAATACTGATTTATCATCTTCCCCATCCGTAATTCTATATTTTATTTCATCTATTTTTTTAAACTCACCCATCAATGATAACTCATCTAAAATTTTTTCATAAGTAATCCATTTTCTTTTTATATCTGACCCCGCCTTATTAGTTTTATTAAATACCAGTGTGGTATAATTAAAATCTAATTCTCTTTGTATTGGTATTTTTTTATTAGTTGTCATAAAATTAATTACATCTATGTTTATCGTCCCACCAAAAAGTATGATCACCAATAACGGTAGAACTTTTTTTATTTTTTTTATACGAAGTTGCTAACGAATCAGTTTTACTATTATATTTCTTAACTAAATAATTTGCTGCATAATGGTTGTAAGGTAGAGGTTTAGTTTTTCTAAAACTTTGTACTTTTTTAAACATATCATCAAAATGGTTATATTTAGGCTTTAATTTTTGTTTTAGTACTCTATTATAAAGTTCTTGTTTTTTTTCTTTATCACTTAAACTATTATAGTAATTCAGTGTACTATATTGTTTACCAATACTTAAAATATCCTTCATAGATTTACCACATTTTATTGCTCTATTTTTAATTGTTGAAAGTATTGCATTTAATTCCTCTTGTGTTCCCTTAACATTTTCCCCAACTAACGTAGTAGTTAAAAGATAATCCTCTTCAACTTCTGGGGTAATATCAAAATAAATTCCTAATAGTTTTAACGCATTAGGTCCAACATTTATAGTATTATTTTGTTGTTTACACAGATCAATATCTAATACAAAGGATAATTGTTCTAACATTCCCTTACCATATTTACCATCGGGCTCACCTTTATATAGTGTATCATTTAATCTAGTTTGTATTAATTTAATTGCGTTACCGTCTTTTGGGTCATAATCACCAAATTTAATAATCTTACCGTTTTTAATATCATCTAAAGAATAATTTACCGTATTCCAAGATTTAGGTGTAGATTTAAGGCATTTATCACTACCTTCTTTTAAAATAATTTTTTTTAACTGATTTTCTGTTATTTTTACCTTCATATTGTTTAAATCTACAATTTATACTTATTATATTTATTAATAAATATATTATTATAGATTAAGGTTATAAATATAGTTAAAATATGGGTAAAATTCAAAAAAAAAGATTAAAAAAGGTTAATAATAGTGTGACTACACAAAAAAAAGGTAGAATTTATTATAAAATACGTAAAATCACTAAAAAATACCCCAAAATCAAACAAAAAATCAAAAATATTAAGAATTTAGAGAAAAAATTGTATTATGCAATGGTTTGGGAGGTTACTGAGGAGCAACCATTACAGATTTTAGAGAATTCTGATAAAAGAGGGTGGAAAAATCATCATTTAGACCATATTTACCCCATTTCTTTGGGTTTTCATAATAAAATACCCCCCAAAAAGATAGGAAATATCAAAAATTTACGATTTATACCATATAAAGAAAACCTAAGTAAGGGTTCTTCTATAACTAATGAGTCTAGAAATGCCTTACGAAGGTTAAAAAGGTTAAAATAGGTAAAATATGGGGTCGGGATGGCAAGATTCGAACTTGCGACCTCCTGCTCCCAAAGCAGGCGCGATAACCGGGCTACGCTACATCCCGAATTTTTAAATTTTACGCCTTTCGGGGCTTAAAAGTTTCAAAAAGTTGTTGTGCTTCTGCAACAACCAGTGATTTTTGGTTTTCTAACTCTTCTAATCTTCTTTTTTGATCCTCATTTAATGTCATTCCTGCAGCTTCTGCTTTTATATCCGCTACTTGACCATCTAATTTATCGTGTTTTAATAATAAACTATGATAAATATCCGCTTTTTTATTATTATCCATAATTAAGTTTTATAATTTTTTACTGTTATTATTTCATAAATACATCCACTGTCTGTATTTTGATTCATTATTTCCACAAACTTAGATGTGGTGTTTAAATCTTTCATTTCTAATACCTGACTATTACCATCAGTCATAAATACATGCATTATTTTATCACTTTTAGTAAAAAGTGTTTTTTTAATCATATAAGTCTCTATTTCATTATCCATTGTTAGATTCTTTTTGTGGTGGATTAATTTCTTCTATGTCTAAACGTTGTTGTTTCATTTCTTCGACATATTTTTTAAATTCTTCTTCCATTCTTTTATTAAACGCCCTTTTTTGTGCATTTAATCTTTCAGTTCTTGCTTTTGCTTTTTTCTTTTGATTTTTTCTGTGTTTACTTTTTGGCATAACTTTTTATTTTCTTATTTAAATATAACTTACTTTTATTAAAATGTCAAATATTTATTAATATGAAATTTATTAAAATTTTAAATGAAATGGTAGAACATCCCTTCCCTAATAAAAAAAACATAATCATTAAAAATGGTGATGGTAATAGTATTGGGGTGGAGTGTGAATATGCTAAAACTACCAATGAAAAAATGACAGGCGTTTTGGGTATGGATTCTATGTGTGAAAACTGTGGTGTTTTATTTGATGAGATATCCCCAACATATTATCATATGCAAGGGGTTAAATTTCCATTAGATATGATTTTTTGTGGTAGTGATGGAACGATTTTAGGGATTGTTACTGCGGAACCTGATGGTGATAACGTTTATCCACCAAATGGATCAACATATAACATAGAAGTTAATGGGGGGTTTTGTGAAAAAAACAATATTAATAAAGGAGATATTGTTTACGTTTCATAAATTTCAGGATTCACCCTACCATATTTACGTACAAGTTCTCCCGCTTTTGCATTCGCCTCATCTTCCCAAGGTGATCCATCTTCTCCCTCCTCTTTTCTACCTGTTAATTCACCTCTTTCATTTTGTTTGTGGTGAACTAACTCATGTGCAACAGAACGAATAATGTCGGGTAAGGATCTATTTTTTCCTAATACTGTTACTTCATTATTATTAATATCGTAACTTGCTAATGTTTCTACGTCATCAGAATCGTTTGTAATGTCTACGGTAAAATTATCTTCTAAATCTAAATCTCCTGTTACAAAATCAACAAAGTCATCTATTTTATCTTCACTTAAATTACGTAAGTTATTACTACCTTTTTTATTTAATATTCTAATTTTATCGTGTGGTAATAAAACTTTTAAAGTTCTACCATTTTCCCAATTAATTGATAAGTGTTCTTCAGGTATACCTTGAAAAATGTTTGAGACTATTTTAGTTACTACTCCCTTTGTTCCGGGTAATATTGGGTTTGGGTCTTCGCCCTCCATCTCAACCATTTCAATGGTATCACCAACCATTGGATAATTGTCATCATACAAATGTCTTGCAAATTTATCTAAAATAGGTTTAAGTAAATCTTCATTGTCCAAATAATCTAAACTATAAACATTCTCAATATGTGGTATTACTTCATTATTAAGTATATTCTTAATAGTCTTAAAAGAATACATATAATTATCACCAAAAAATTCAATTAATTTTTCTACATTGAATGTATTAACTAAATCATTGAATATTACATCATTTAATGATCTTTGTTGTGTTTCTTCTTTCAGTATTTTTTTTATGAGAGATTTCATATAATATAAATATGAGTTAAGTGGATAAAATTTTGCGTACTTTTAGTAATAAAGTGAATATTTTTGATTATATGATATAATCTTTTATTTTTGATTTGTCGCTAAAACTTTGGATTTTTTTGTAGTTTTAGTTTTAACGTTTAAATCCTTAACCAACTTTACTAAGTCTTGTTCAGTCAGTCTAATAGAACCTCTTCTTGTTTTCATATTATAAAAAATTTAGATTATAAGTGTCTTATATATAAATAAATATGTGTATTTACATAAAAGAACTATACTCATCGTATAATCTATTATGTAAGTACTCATTAAATTCTTGTTTATCTAGTGTTCCTGCACCACCATATCTGAAATGTTTATACTCATCTATAGTTATTGGTTCACCAAATAAAACATCTCCTTCATCACCATTCCAAACGTCCTCCCACTCTCTTTCAACTATGGTGTCAACGACATCTACCCATCTATATCCTTGTTCTAAACTATCGGATAGTATATCTAATGCCCCATCATGATTCATTATATCACAAACCGATATTCTACCTTTTAATGTGTGGGTATCCCAATCCCATTTACCCTCTATTTTATCGGTTACTTCATGTACCCCATCTAAAAAGTCTTCATGTAATGCATGTATATCGGCATTTTGTTGTGCGTCACTATATGAACAACCAATCGCACTTTCTAAATCCCCGTTTTTAATAAAATCTCTTAAAGTTTCATCTTCCTCTTTTTGTGATTCATATATTTTTATTATGATTTTCATGTTCTCTTCATTAATATCATCTAATTGATATTCGTCATAATAACATTCGTAACCATCATACATATAGTCATAATCATCTTCTAAAAATTTTTTTACCAGCGATCTTATATCATAGTCACCATCTCTAAACATCTCGGATATTTCATTTGCTTCTAATATAAAATTAACATATTCATCACATCCACCACCATAATCTTTAAGGTATTTCCACACAAGATTTATTTCTTCCTCAACATCTAATCCCATATGCCTAAGAGACTCGTCAATAAATTTTTCAATACCAACCTTATCGATAATTTTAAACGCACCCATTTCAAACTTGTTAAAGTTCGTTGTTTCCTCTTTTAATATTTTTCTAATTAGATTTTTCATTACCAATCCATATCGTGTTCTTCTGGATAATCATTTATGGGATCATTATCCATATATCTTTTTATTCTATCAAATAAATATTCATATATTAAACTATAAAATTCCATATCACTTAAATCACCACCGAACATATCTATTACCGCCATCTCTACCGCACTAGTAAATTGATCATTATCTTCGTAATGATTCGAAGTATATAAATCATGATTACCTGTTGGGTAGTGAAAAGTTCCACCACACCCATAACAATAATGTTTGGAGATAGGTTCTACATCATAAAAATAAACAGTATATGTTGTTGGATTGTCATTCGATTTAACAATCATCTCTATATTAATAAGTGAATCTAAATATTTTGTTATTAATGGAGTTATTTCTTCTTTAAATTTTAAATATTCCTTATGGCTGGTAGACATTTCTTTTTTATAGTCCTGAACCTTTTCGAACTCCTCACTTAAAATTTTATCATAAAAATCCACCCTAATTTTTACATCATCCCAGTATGGATTATTTCTATCTAATAAATTATCCAAAAGATAAATTGCAGAAATTCTATGTGCACCATCATCTAATTTATCATTGATAACATTTATTGGGGGAAAATTAACTACACTTTTTGGGTTTGATTTAAGGTACTGCGCATATTCTAATACTTTTTTGGTAACTGGCCAAGAATAATCATTTTTTAAAATATCACTTAATACTTCTTTGTAATAAGGTATTCCCTCTACTTGTGATAATATTTCATTAATATTTAAATATTTGGTGTTGGATTTCATGTTAGAAACATCTGTTCCTTTAGCACTACTTACACCTGGTTGTGGAGTGTTATCTTCACTTAAAATTTTTTTAATTAAATTTTTCATCCTCTAATAATTTCCCACAATTTAGGGGTGGTAGTTTTAATTATTTCTCCTTGATTGTATGGTCTCATTTGACTCATTTGTTTTTTAGTAGACATAGAATAACCATCTTCGTTTTCAAACCACTGACCATCTTTATAAACAAATACTGGATACCAATCATAAGAAAATACTGTATATACACCATTTCTATATTCTGCGTGTGTATTACTACCTTTAAACGGTATTCTATTAACCACTAAATCTCTCGCCCTTATATTAGCGGTTTTCATCTTTCTATCCTTTATATCTTTTCTAATTAAAGATGAATCAGACGTAGTATTTAAATTGTCTTTAAATATTTGATACATTTCAAATGCTTCCATACCAACAATACCCATTACACTATTAAGATAATTTAATACTTCTTGGTAAGGTGTACGTGAATCAAAACCCTCACGTTTTAATATATCCACCATTTTACGTTGATAGTTATCTTGTTGTACAGATACCTCTTCTTTTAATATTTTACGTATAATTTCTTTCATATTCTTTTAATAAATATTTGGAAAAATAAATAAATTTTCGTATATTTGTATAAAATCAAACAATATGAATAAACACAGAGTTTTCAAACACCCCAAAACAAACGTTTCCTTTATTGACACTAATGATGCAATAGTTGGATATTCTAAAAGTGAAATTGCAAAAAGTGAGGATAACGATTGTTGTGTAAGGGCATTTGCATCAGTCACAGAATCTCCTTATGATGAAGCGCACGATTACGTTAAAAGAATCTTCAAAAGAAAAAAAGGACAAGGTACACCACGTTTTCCGTTAACTATGAGGGAAAGAGAAGGATTAAGAACCTTAAATGGGTATAAGTATATAGAGTTAAAGAATCACGATAAAACTACATTTAATAAACCTGTTAAGTATTATTGCTGGGAAGACTATAAATATAAATATAGATACGTAGAACGTACATTAGATAGTAAGTATTACCCCCTTATAACTACTTATGGTAAAACTAGGGCGAGTCAAATGACTGTAGGTACATTTATCAAAGAATATAATGTAGGGAGATATTTAATACATGTTAGAGGACATGCTTTTACAATTATTGATGGGGTCGTAGTTGGTAACCCACTGGATTCTAAACAACTAAAATGTAGAATAGTAGGTGCGTATAAATTTTATAAAAATGGGTGAGTTAGACGCTTTTGGTTATTTAGTTATATTTATGGGGATATCCTTTATTTTTTGGGGTGGATACCTTATAGGTATAAACAAAGATAAATTGTTTCCAAAAGAAGATGTAAAAACACTTAAGGAATTAAATTTAGAATTAGAAGATGCTTTAGAAGAAGAAGATTACGAAGAAGCAATAAAAATAACAAAAAAAATAGAAAAAAAGAAAAAATGAGTGAAACTCTTACATCAGATTATGATGAAACAACAGAAAATTTAATTTGTACCGATCTTATAGAATCCTACCTATTAGACAATTACCCACATATATTTAATATTACTACTAGAAGTGAAATTAAAGAATGGGTTAATAAGTATTTAGAATCTATTAAGTAAGTTTTTGTCCGTGATAATCCTCTAAGTAAGATACTAGATCTTCGTGATATGGTTTAAAGTCTTCCTTAGTCCATCCATCAGTATATTTTTCATCTGTAAATGTAATATCATATGCCTTACCTCCCCTAAAAAATTTTGAGTGGCTACCTGCACCGAAATAATCTATTGCATCATATCTTGACCATTCTATCATATCCATGTAATCTTCTATTTTAGATAAGTCATAATCTCTAGTTAAAAATTTACCCCAATCTTCTTCTCTAATTATTAATGAAGGATTATATTCTAAATCCCAATCATCAATTAAAATTTTATTCATAGAATTTAAACTACTGGTTTTAAATATATGGTAAAGTGCTGCATTATAAATTTCCTCTACTTCTTCATACGTTAATCCATATAATCCCCCATAATGTTCAATAAACCTATTAAATAACCAATCCCCTCTTAAATTATTTAATATTCCTTGTTTTTCTAACCTAACAGGTGCAACATTACCGTCATAAGTTGGTTCTATCATATCATTGAAATTCCAAAATCTACCATCTTCACTTATAGATTTAACAACTTTTTTTTTAATTTTTTCTAAATATTCTGTTTGTTTAGTAGATTCCGCTAATATCCATTCCTCACGCCAATGATCCCAATCTTCATCTCTTTGATAATTATTTATTTGTTCTATAATTTCATCACTTAATATTTCTGCTATTACTGGAATAGTGGGATCATCATCACCTGAAGACAAATCTTGTTTTTTTAAATATTGTTTAACTAATTCCGGTATATTTCTTCTGATTACATTTATACTATCTTCTGTTAATCCTAAATTATCGTTCCACCTATAGAAAAATTGTGGTAGATTGTGTGCACCCGTAAAACCTAACCCATTAAAATCAAATATTACTTTAAAAGATCTTAAAAGAGTCATTTTTAAAATATCGGTAACAACTCTATTTATAAATCCATTCTGATGATATATTTTACCCACATTTTGTCTAATCTGTGGGGCAGTGTGTTCAGTTAATGAAGAACGAAGATTTCTTAATTCTTTTACATATCTTTTTTCTTTTGCAATTTTGTAGGCATTTTGTGTTAATTTTTTCGCAATGGGTGCAACCATAGGATCATCGAAATGTCTATTAGATATTCTTGTTGGTTCACCTATACCCATTGTTTTATATAGGTAATATGCAACTAAGTTAGATAGAGTACGTAGCATATATTCATAATCAAATATTCCTATATTACTATGATAAGGATCATAATAGAAGTCAACATTTCTACTAAGGTCACTATCTCTAAACCCATAGTCTACAGTATTAAAATTTATACTTTCTTTACCATAGGTAAAATTCTTTTCAATATCCCTAACCACCTTATCAATTAGAGTGTTAATTTGTTTACTTTCCCTCATTACAATAGGCGCATCTGGTTTATCATCCTCTTTAATATATTTGTTATAAAATTTAGGTATGAAAAATCTAGCTAAAACATTTATAATATCTTCAAGATTATAATATCCATAATGATCTTCAAAAATAATAAAAAAGTCATTAAGAGTTTGTCTAACCATATCTCTAGTTAACTCAGCTAATGGATGGTAATGTTCACGCATTCTTTCTAAGTCATCTTTTGATAAACTATAATGTACATAATTATTATCATTACCCTTATCAAACCCAAACCAGAAATCATAATCAGTATCCCCATGTTCTTCATCAGGTGGACTTACATGAATATTATTCATCAGCTCATCTGCAACTTTCTCAAGGAATTTATATGAATTAGATTGTTTTTCCATCTAAAAATAAATATCAGTTCTTTTTATAAAAAGTATGAGGTTTTCCATTATCGTCAAAAACAGTAAATTCACTATATGGGTTTTCCGAAAGTATATTAGGTTTCGATAATAGTTCTTTTTTAATTACTTTAAACGGTTTTCTTTTAAACCATGTTTCTATTTCACTTTTAAGATTAACCGTTATAGTCATATAATAATATTTTTCTGGTTCTTTTACTTTCCCATTTAATATTTCATAACCTCTTTTTATTAAGGCATCACTTCTTTCTTTATATGTTTTTAATAATCGGAAACCATTTAAAAATTCCACTTCACTTAATTTGTCCATATTAGTTTTAATATGTTCGATTATAGAATCGATATTAGGTGGTAGAGATTTCTCTATTGTTTTTTGACTAACAATATCTTTATTTTTTCTTTTAGACATTCTTTTTAATTATAAATATCAGCGCATAAAAAAACCCCATCATATGATGAGGTTTTATATTTAGTTTGTTAGATATTACGCTATAATATATAGGTAAACCATAATTAGTGGTAAGTGAGATGCTACTAAAAATCTTTTCCAAGTATTATTATCCTCACCTATTTTATTGGTGATTAGATTTCTAATAATTGTGGATAGATTTTTGGATACACCATAGACTATCAAACTACACAAAACAAATGTTGTTGGTGAGTTGAATTGATAATCTCTTGGGAATACCCCAAAGAACCATAATACGGCACATACGCCAAAAATAATGTCTACTACAGAAATGTTAATTCCGTCTTTTCCTAAAATTGAATTTTGATTTAAGTTTTTCATATCTTTTAAATTTATATTTACAAATATAAGGCAAATATATTAAACTGCCAAATATTTGTACAAAAAAAACCCTATAAAGTTAATTATAGGGTTAAATTTTTAAAATTAAAATGAAAATTATTTAATAAACTTTTTTAGTTTTCTGTATTCTGCTTCAGTAAGGGTATTTAATACTTTACTATATTTTTTACCTTCTGCGAAATGAGTACCTTCTTCTTCTCTATCTTCGTGATCTTCATCGTAATCCATATCTTTTTTAAGTGCGTCTAAATGATCTTCGATAGCTTTGATTCTGTCATGTGGTGCCATTTTTTCTTCATCTTCTAAATGTTCTTCTTCTTTATGGTCAGCACCTTCGTCCTCACCATAGTTGTAAGTTTCTTCACCTTCAGAATCTTCATTAACCACATCACCGTGGTCTTTTTCATCTATTTCTAATTCATCTTTAGATTCGGGTGCATCTACTCCCATTACTCCCGTTTCTTCAAAATCTTCTTTTAACAAATCAAGACCCATTAGTCTTCTCATATCATTTGTCTCTTTTAACATATGTTTTTTCATCACGATTCTTTTTTACTTTCTTTTTTATTAATCTTATCTTCAAAATCCTCAATGGTTTTTTCTAAAAATTCCTCTATTCTATTATATGTAGAAAGAGATTCCAAATTAGATTCTGTAGTATTTAAGATATTTGTCAATTCTTTTAATTTTCTAACAATTGACTTAATTTTTGAATCTTTATCTTCTGATCTACGAGATTGTTTATCTTCGGATAAGAATCTTTTTATCTTATATTGTTTAACTATCTCTTTTACTTCAGATTCAGTTAAATTAACTACACTTCCATTTTTTTTGATTATCATATTAGAAAATAATTAACAATTTTTTTTATTATTTTTTCGCTATTTTTTTAGCAATATTTTTTATTTTTTGTAATACTGCTTTTGCCTTAGCTCTTTTTTCTGCTGGTATTTTTGCTAGTACTTTATCTATACCTCCTGATTTTTCATCTTGTTCTTTGAATAGTCCACCTGCCCAATCTACAAAGTCAGATGCCGCATTTGATATAGTTTTACCCGCTTCTTCAAAACCATCACCTACTGGTGCCCAAGTATTATCATCACTAAGGTAATCAATTAGGTTACCAAAACTTTGTGGAATCTCATCAACCTCACTAAAGGCATGTTTAAGATCTCTACCGATATAATTCAAGTCTCTTTTTAAACCATCAAGCCAAGATGGTTTTTTATCTTGTTCTATTAATACTCTTTTAACGATTTTCTTAAGATCAGATTCTGTTAATCTGATTACTTGTCCGTTTTTTTTAATTTTCATTTTTCTTTTTTTAAAATATATTTTATTATAAGTTTTTTATATAAATATATAGAAATACTAAAAAATTACTTTTTTGTGACACAAGATATTTTAACCGGTTTAATTAAAATTGTACCAATACTAAAATTTTGTTTTAATATTACCCCATCTCCAACAATTTCTACCACTGTATAGGTAGAACCCAACCAATCTACTACATCACCTACTTTTATTTCCGACCCCAAAATTGGTTTATTTAATTTACATTTTTAATTTTAGTACTCCCTAGGGGAATCGAACCCCTGTTTCCAGGATGAAAACCTGGCGTCCTAACCCCTAGACGAAGGGAGCAGTGATATTTTTCATTTATAATTCATTTACTACTTCAAAGTCATCATCTAAAACCAAATCCCCTTGTTGTGCTTGTAGAATGGAAATTTCCTTACCCTTCTTAGTCACTTCAAATACTGGTAATGCACTCACAAAATCTTTATGTTGTTGTAAATTAGTATACATATTGGCAGTAGAAATGTTAGTAACCCCTTTTTTAGTTTCTGGTGTTTCGTCTGGCATTTCTAAAGTATCCCTTAATATAAATTCACTAGTATGTAAAGATTCATCAAAATCATTACCTTTTATATAATAAGTTTTAACACCTACAGGTGTATCTTTATTAACTCTATTTTCTAAACTTGCATATATTGTTACATTAACCTTACATATTTTATTAATTAAATCAACAGAATATGAATCAATATTTGCATATGCGGACTCATGTATAATCCCAAATTCGCTTTTGTGTTGTGATAATATAAACGCCATAGTATTTTTTATTAATAAATATCTTATTTTATATTATAATTTTTATTTTGTTTTGAAATTTATATATTTTTTTATTATATTTGAATTAATAATACAAACTAAATACGACAGTATTTGGATAATATATATAAAAAATTATGGAAGAAAAAAGAAAAATAGAAATATTAAAGTCACAGTTAGGACTTGATATTACAACAGACATTAATAGATTTAATGAAGTAGATTGTACAATTTATACAGAATCAACTGCAGATGGATACGATGTGTATGTACTTACTAACAACCCATCTAATGTAAGTATATGTGAAGATGTATATTATTACGATCATGACATTGCAGATAGTTTCGGAGAACAAATTAGGTATGGTGATACTTCTTTTTATATAGATGATTATATCTATGAAGATTGTTATATCGAAGATAAACTTATAGAACTGTTTGACGACTATGTGGAGATGTTTGTAGAAGGAGATAAAATAACCGATAAAGAAAGGGATTTTTTAATTGAGGAATATGGTTTAAAAGTCGAATCGTAGAGGAGAGGGGGCTGGGGGTGAGAAGTGGACAAGTTCGCGGGTCAACTCCAAAAATGACAAAACTTTTACAAAAAATTTGTTTTTTTAATTTATTATAGTTAATTTTATATTAAAATAATAAATAATGAAAAAAATACTTTTAATTATGGGTTTATTTATAACCCAAATCACATTTTCTCAGAGTGTAGACAGTAGTACTATATTTTCACACATAAGTCCAAATAGAGATACCTTATTTCTTGCAAAGACACATATGGGGTATATGATATACAAATCGTGGGATAATGTAAGTAATGATAAAAAACCAGTAATAATTTTTAAAAGACATAACTGGATAATAGAAGAAAGATTAAACCAAAACAAAGATGAGTGATTTAGAAGTTATATTATGGAGATTATATGATTTAAATGAAGGTGATTTAATAAAAGTTAAAGAAGAAATCGAAAAAATCCTAAAACAAAGATGAGAAATAGTAAAGACGAAATTAACGCAATCATAGAAAACTTTATAATATATGCTTGTGGGAGTAACGATAAAGAAAGGTCTATCTTAGAAATGACATTAGAAGATTATCAAGGAGTAATGTTAGATGAAGGTTGTGGGTTAGAAGATTGCCCATTTTTAAATGAGTAATTTATTTATACTTTCGTATGTTACGTATGAGTGCAACGATATATCCACCCATTACTAATATAGGTAAAAGACCAAGCCATATAATTTGTTGTATATTCATAATTAAGAATATAAATATACCCTTAGTGTTAAAAGGTTAATAAGTAATATTAAGAAATTGTAAAGTATTTAATACCCACTTGGGAAGGAGTTCCAGTACTCTTCGGTTTTATCCCATATCTCACCCTGTAATGAACCCCAAACTCTATTCCATTCATTACCTGTGATACCATATGTTTTTACAATATGATTCATTAAATCATTGTGCCAATTAGTTTCATATCTTTCACTAAAACGATTACTGAAAGGATCATCTGCATTTAGTGGTGCTAAAAAACTACCATCACCGTTAAGAAAAGCGGAATAATCTATCATAGGAAAATAAACAAGTCCTCTATCAAAGTCCCATACTATTTCTTTAAGGACACTATCTACGACTTTATCTACAAACCCTAAATCTATACCTTCATCTAATCTAGGTCTGGTTTTATAAGAGTCATCAAAAAACCTTTTAAAGTATTTTTCATATACATCATTAAAATACCAATACATTACTTCTTCCATTTCTTCATACGATAACCCAAACATTTCTAAATAATTAGTAAAAATCTTTCCCAATCTAAACTCATCATCAAAATAATCAACCATATTCTTACAATAGTTAGCACTTAATACATACTTACCATTTTTAGATGGTGAAGCAATAAATGGTGTTATAACACTAGCAACACTTTTATTAAAGGGTTTAGTATCTCTTATCATTGTATCTAAAACTTTTTTTAGGAATTCTGTTTCTTTATCTATTTTAGATTCTCTTAGGTAATCGACATGTACTCTTACGTGTGGAGATATATTTTCTTTTTTGGATAATACCATATTAATAATATGTTGTTCATACTTATCCCAAAATAATTCTTCTATTTCTTTAAAGGTTAAACCATAAGTGTCTTTTAGAAAATTTTCTAAACATTCTGGTACATAGTTAAAATAGGGTGCAACACTTCCCCAACGAATACCAACCTGTAAACTTTTACATTTACCATCGTATAAATCTATATCTCTATAAGATGCATCTCTGAATTTAGTGTTCTTTACTAAATCATTATAAACGTAGTCTAATAATTCTTTCTGTTTATCCATTATCGTTAGGTGTTATTTTAATGGACTTATCATCTATTTCTACTTTAAAGTCATTTGGTGAAAGGTTTTCGAAATAATCTTTTAAATATTTGATCTTACCGTCTTTTCCCTTCATTGTGGTGGGAACATCCACTTGTCTTACATAAGGTGGTTTAGGCGGTTTCTTTTCCACCCATTTAACAGTGTTTTTATCTGTGGCGTTTTCATCGAAATCATCTTTCGTTGTAAACTCCCAATACTTATCACCTTTACGTTTTTTATAATAGGTATCACCACCTATATCTCTTACCTGATATTCGTACTGAGAAACTTCTTCTAATAATATTTTGCGTATTACGTCTCTCATTTAAATAAATTTATTACAACATAATAGATACGATAGCACCACCCGGAGCAAAATTAATTTTTGCAACTTTTCCTTTTCCACTATTACTAGCGGCGTTGTTAATTGCGTTTACAATGTCTTCTCTTTCTTCTGTATCACTACCCATAGCAGTAAATCCATCTTTAATGGTTTTATTTATAAATCCTTCTAATCCACCATTGTTTCTTAATTCGTAATCTAAATCTACAATATCTGAATATGTTTCTAATTCTTTTATTGCTTTCACAATTGCTTCTTCATCTTCATATACGTAACCATCTGCACCCCTCATTTTATCACCTACACTACCAATAGATTTTTTATCTAATCCCATAGTTGTAAGTGGACGAACTACAACAAATCCATATCTTTCCATATCTCTAGGTACTGATCTATTTCTATCGTAAATTGGATTTAAATCACTAGGTTTGTAAGATGTATTAGTATTAGTGGTAATTAAGTCTTCTATTACATCTTTACCAACGTACTTACCTGTTGTGTCACCTACAATGTCAAATGCAGTAAATACTACATCTTTCATTTCTTCCATCCTAGCTCTACCTAATTCTGCATTTCTATCTCTACTACCTGTAGAAGATGTACCACTACCAATGGTAATGAATTTAGGGATATTTTTTTCCGCTCTAAATCTTTCTATAGTTGGTAGTGAACTCATAATCTCTCTAGCTAAGTGTTGTGCTGCCATTGTTTTATCACCGTCAGAAATAGTGTCTTCACCTTCCTCAAAAAATATTTGATATCCAACAGAACCACCTCCCCTTTTATCTATAACTGGTTCTATACCTAATTTATCTTCACCTAATAATCTTTTATTAGATTCTAACATTAATTCTCTTTTTAATTTTGCTAATCTTCCCATTTTACTTTTTTTTATATAAATATGTTATATTTTCTCAATATCTAAATATTTTGCCCCCCTACCTTTATCCTTTAAAGTTATTTCTTTTTCATGTGGATAAAGAATGTTATTATTTAATGTCTCCATTACATCTACTTCACTCTTAGGTACTTTAACCGTTATTAGATATGCATCTTCCCCTTGTGCATGTCCGTATATACTACCCCTATCGTAATGGTTATTAATTAAGTCTGTTCTATCTTGTGAATAATGACTACCTAATTCATCGTAATTTATTTGATTTTTATCATCTAAGTAAAGTACTCTATATAGAAATAATTCTTCTGGTAAGTCTTTTACCCATGTAATTAAATCTCCTAATTCTTCTGCTGCTATTTCTTGTGGTATATCCATATACTCAAAAGATTTATCTAAAGACTTTAGTTGTTCATCTGATAAATCTTGTTCTATTATAATTGCGTCATCAGGAATATCGAAACCTGGATTCACCATTTGTATTTGTTTTCTTCTTAATTTATCTTTATACATTTCCCATAAAAATTGACCTTCACTTGCCTGTGAAATACTATTATGTGTGGGGAATATGATTTGATTGTCACCTACCCCATATATATTATTTACGTATTTTTCAAAACCATAATGTATACGTTCATTTAATAGAACTTTTAACTCATAACTACCAAAAGGTGCATAGACAATAAAACCAGATATATCATCCGATTCTTCTAATTTAGTTTCTTTAGCCAACATATCAGCAACTTTATTTAAAAATCTAATTTCCTTACTATCAATTCTTCTATAGAATGGTACGTTGGTGTCAGTACTTAATATATCAATACCTTTAGCCTTTAATAAATTTATGTTTTGTTCTCTAGCCCTTTCATCCCAATCCTCATAATGTTGTTCTCTTAAAGATTGTTTTTTACTCAGATAGATAACCATCGCCTGATCAGCGTCTTGTTTATTCATCCCATACTTATCCATAAAAATGGATTTAATTTCTTTTTCGTTGGTTAATTTTTTATTCTTACTAAATAAATCATCCACATCTTTATTTACTCTACTACTTAGAGATTCAGTTAATATGTTATCTTTACCTTTTTTCATTACATTAATAAATATTTATAATTAAATAAAAAAAATATCTATTTATTTGGATATTTAAATTATTTGTCGTATATTTGAATAAATCAAACAGTTATGAAACATTTAATCACAATATTACTAATCATTTTAACCTTAAATGGTTATAGTCAATCAAAATCAGAAATAAACGAATATTATAAAGAAATCTGTGCAAAAACTGAGTGGGGTGGTAAAATTACACCTAAAAGATTTTATAAAGATATAAAGATTTATGTGGACGGTAAGATTAGTGATTCATTAAATATGGAATTAAATGAGATAGTAAATGAATTAAATTATTTAATTCATTCTATAGAAATTAGTATTGTTGAGGATAGTTCAGAATCCAATGTATACATTTATTTCGGAGATGCTATAGGTTTTGCAGATTTATTAAATGAACCAAAATACTTAAGAGAATTAACTCTTAAACAACTTAAATATAATTGGGGCATATTTGAGATTTCTAGTAGCGGTAATGTTATAGTAAACAGTAAAGTTTTTATTGATACTGACAGAAATAAAAACTTAGTTCGTTTGTCTCATTTATTAAGAGAAGAATTAACACAATGTTTAGGATTCCCTAATGACTCTAAAAAATACAATAACAGTATATTTCAGAAAAAATGGACAGAAGTTACTGAATTTTCACAAATAGATAAAGAAATTATAAAGTTACATTATAATTCACCACAACTCTAATCAAACGCAGGACAACTAATAGAACGTTGTCTTCTAGTTCTTCTAGGTGGTAAATATGTAGGTCTACCTTTACCTTTAAATCTTAAATTAATTTTTGGTAATCTAATAGTAAAAGGATCTTTAGGTGGTGTATAAAAAGTAATTGGGTACTCTACAGTTTCTGTTGATATAACCTCAAACTTCTCATCCTCATCTGGTGGTAAACTACCACCACCTCTTCTTTTATTAGTATTTAAAATTATATCTAAAAAACCACCAACATATTTATATTTATCATATTCTTTTTTGTCTGCATGTGGTGTACCAGCCTCATTTCTATTAACTTCTTTACCCCCTACCTTACAAACATCTACATTAGATGGACAATTTTCATTCATTGGGACACCTTTACCTACAGGTACATATGAAAATCCTTTAGGTGGGTTGGGTCCTGATGACCCATCTCCGTTACTACCTGATGCGTTAAAACTTTCAACATAGTCTTCGTGTACTATTACACCAATCTTTTTTAATTCCTGTTTAATATATTTTGTGGTAGTCTCAATTCTTTTTTGTGCTAACTCATAAAAAGACATATTTGGTGATCCAGGAACATCATTTCTAAATCTACTACAAGATGCATCTACTTGTAAACTGGTTAATGCCGCTCTGGGTTTACCTTCTGGTGGATCTAATTCCGACATTGCGTCTTTAAGTTTATCAATGAATAACTCAACCTCCTTTTTAAGTCCATCGGCTTTATCAATAGTATATTCATTATCTTCAAATAGTTTAGAACCCTTACTATATGCAGGGAATGGAATTTCTATTGGTTCGAATTTTGGATCTTCTGGTTCTGTTTCATTTTCTATTGGTATTTTTTCTATGATTTCATCGTGATCAACACCAACAGTTACCTTCTTCCATTTCTTTTCTTTATATGTTTCCATAAAGTACTCTACGGCAGCAACTGCAAAACCTTTATTTTCTTCATCTTGTTTTAATTCTTCCCAAGCTCTTTGAGAACCACTACGCATTAAACTAACCATTTTTTTTGCGTATTTGGAGTTTAATAATTCATCCCATTCTTCAAATGGTGTATCTACAGTGAAAACATCGGAAGATAACATTTCATTTCTTTCTGATGGTTTATATTTACCTATAGTAAGTTTTAACCCTTTTCTCAGTTTTCTACCTAATCTTAAAAATTTCTTTTTAGTGGCGAATTTCATGTCTCTCCACTTATTTCGTAGGTCTTTCATCGTACCCCTAAACCATTGTCTTAAATTTTTACCAGAATCTTTTAATTTTCGTTTTAGGTTTTTAAGTTTTTTGGTTTTAGGTTTACCACCACCCCCGAATATAGAATCAAAAAAGTCTTCTATTTTTCTTCTTCTTTTTTTTCTTCGTGCTATTCTTTTACCTTTACCTCTTTTTAATAACTTATATAACCAATCGGCACCTTGTCCCTGTTCCACCATCACTATAGAGTCATTATTATCACTCTCCATTAATTCATCCAGCTCTGCACCCAATAATTTTTCAAAATATTGTTCAGCATAATTTAAAAACCCTTCTTCATCTTCTTCACTTTCAAAACCTAAATCGTTTTCTTCTTCATTTAACTCTTCTTCTTTTAAAAGTTGCAACTTATATAATACATTTTCATTGAATTGTTCTGCGGATTCTTCTGTCCACTCTACATCATCTACTGTATTAATAGTTTCTTCAGCTAATACATCTGCAGAGTTATCATCAAAACTAAATTTCATTAGTTTTAACATTCTACTTCTTTCTTCAGTTAAGGTAAGTTTCTTTTTCATTATATAAGTTTTTTATATAAATATAACCCAAATAAAAAAAAGACGAGGGGGGCTGGGGGGAGAAGACAACAATTCGGTCGATCAACTCCAAATAAATGTCTTTATAATATTTTACACCCTTTACTGAGATTATCTTTTGCCCACAATGGTTGCAAGTTAGTGTAATGATTTAGTTTAATAACATCTTCTTCACATTTAGCAGTCACCAAAGGAATAATATGATCAATATGCCACTCACCATGATTATCCCAACTCATACCTTTTTCAAACTTACTTTCCATGTATGAACAAAATTCTTCATATGTAATCCCTAACAATTCAAAAGTACGGGATTTTTTAGTATAACCACCTGCCCAAAAACTATATCCAATTAATTTACGAGTTACATATTTTACTTTATATAATTTATCGGTTTTTAATTTCCTTTCAACATAACCTTTCATATATACTCTATGGTACTCTCTAATAGCGGGACGATTACGTTTTCTATAATCTTTCTTTTGTTCTAAGATATACTCTTGATTTTCTTCATAGTATTTGCGTCTATACTCCGCAACCTTTTCTGGATTGTTTTTAACATAGTTACGTTTAACTTCCCTATAACAATCTTTACACTTATTTCTACCTGAATAGAATTCTGTATTCGGTTTTTCAATCGAACACGATGAACATACTTTTTTCATAGTAAAAAAAATTTACATTATTAACTGCCGTACAATTCTTCTGTCTCTTGTATTAATTCTAATAGTCTAATAAGATTTTCCTCAGATAAAGTAATGTAACTATAATCTTCAGTGTTTATATTAACACATCCATCATTATCAAATCTACATTGTATAATGTCTAATTCTTCGTCAATAATGTCTATGCAATATGCACCGTCATTATTTTTTTCTAATTGTGGTTCTTTTAAAATCATAGTACAAATATAAACCAATAATTTTAGAAAATCAAATAAAATAAGGGATTTTTTTAATAAGAGGGGGCTGGGGGAGTTTTCGACAGTTCCGCGAGTTAGCTCCAATATATTTGCATAAAAAAAAGGTACTAAATTAATAATACCTTTTTAATTTCTCCTTTTTATTTTATTTATATATTACGAACTTTATTCAGTAACGTATCTATAATTCCCTTTACGTGTCTTTTATGTTCAGGTGAAAAATCTAGTGCTATTTTTGCTGCAATTGCTCCCATAACTACTGTCACTAAACCTTTTAATGACTTACGTAACTTTTTTCTTCTCATATCTATTTTGTCAACATCTTTACTCTCTATACTTTCAATATCTTTTTCAGTTGTTTCAATTTTCTTTTCTAAACCTTTAATATGTTTCATTAGTTTTCTCTCTTTTCTAAGATCTTTTAATGTCTTTTTAAATTGCATTTTACTAATATTTTTATCCATCACTAAACTTTCTAATTTTTTAGTCATAGACTCAATCTCTTTTTCTAACTCTTTATTGTGATCACTCACTTCTTTTTCTTTTGTATCTAAAGTAGTTGTATCACCTGAAATATTTTCTGTAAGAATCCCTAAGTTTCTTTTGTTAGCCTCTAATATAGCCTCTCTTTTTAATTTTCCTAATCTTCCCATTTTTTCTATTTTTTAATAGGTGTACAACATTTAGTGTCACACCATCCTAAACATACCTTATTAAAGGTTACTTTACAAATTAATTTACAAATCTTTTGTTTCATTATTCACAAATTTATTATTTCTTTATTATACCGCAAAATTCATCATCATACATACCTACTTCTGCACACCAACCATCGTCATCTTCAAAAGCTCTCCAATAATCCTCTAAATCAAACTGTAAAAATTTATCATTACCATGATATCCCTTACCTTCTTTTTCAAATGATTGCCATTCACCTAAAGATGCAGTACAACTAGGTCTCCCTTCTCTATCACAATATGCACCGTAAATATAATCAGGGGTTGCATTAAAAATTTTAAATTTAACTTCATCTCCTGTATTCATACCCTCAACATCGGCATAATCACTTACAATAAATGTTATTACATCACCTTGTTTATATGAAGGTGTTTCATCTTGTTCTATTAATACTCTCTTAACAATCTTTTTAAGATCAGATTCTGTTAATCTAATTACCTTACCATTCTTTTTAATTTTCATAATATATTGTTTTTTATTATAAATATAGTCACCCACATAAAAAAACCATTTAAATAGGTATACTAAAAATTTCCTGGAAAAAATTTACACCTATGATGGTTTTACCTGAAATGGGTGTTGTTATATATTATCGTTTCTTTTTTTTAACCTTCCATATAGTAGGTTCAATATATTCCCCGTTGATAAGTTCTATATATGGTAACTCTCTAATTTTAATTAATCCCCCTATATGTAATCTCCTCTTTGAAATAATCATTTTTACTTCCTTAGTTTTAATATCCTCTATCATATAAATGGTAACTTCCTTTTTATCCACCACTTTATACGTAGTCGCACACCCACTAAAAAATAATATTACTAAAATCGTGATTATCCCCCTCATAAAAATAAATATTCCCTAATTTATTTATCTTTATGTTTACAGTCGTTTTTATGTTTAAACCACCCACCACATTTACACTTCACATAATATACCATCGGACCTACTATCGGAGCGGACGCAACTACCGTCCATACATTTGGATGCCAATGATCACCACAAATACCGAATACGTGTTTTATAAACTCTATAATCATAATATTAAATATAATGAAAAAAAACCATATACACAAATTATAAAAATTTTCTGGAAAAAATTTACAAATACCTAACCCCCACCAGAATTGGGTATTGTTTTCTATAGTGTAAAATTTCCTGGAAAATTTATGGAGAACATCACCCCCCCTTATTTTGTCAAAACACCCCCAGAGGGAAGGGGGGATACCTAGAGGGTACTGGAGGGGGGACCCCCCAGAGGGGTTAAATAGGAGGGGGGTTTTTATATATTACGCCCTCCCCCTACATTTAAAAATTGAATACTATAAATATACGAATAATAAATGGTAATGTCAAATAATGGGGAATAAAAAAAAGGGGAGAAAATACTTTGTATAAAACTCTATATTCCCTTCCCCTTTACAGGGATCTTGGGATAAAACTATTGGGGATTGTTTTTCCTATTCACCCTTAGTCTATAGATGTTACGCTGGTAACCAATCATTATATACTTAACAACCAAACTATCAATTATGAACCCCCCTATAGGGAGAGAAGGGGATTAACCCTTATACTTAATCGAATACAGATTGTGTTACCTCATCTATAAACTATTTCAAACAACTATACTATAAATATAATATTAATAATTGTAATTGTCAACACTATATTGTTTATTTTTTTCATTCTTATATTTCTCCCAATACTCATCATTATAGAATTCCATATATATACGTTCCATTTGAATATCTCTTTCAGTTACTATAATAGGTAGTCTATATATTTCATCATAGTCAAAAGGGTCTACTTTAGTTCTCATCATCCTTTTTTTCTTTTAGTTTCTCTATATTCCTACCGAATCGTACTCCCATAATAAAAAATAGGAAATACAATAGCGTGTTAATTATTACTTGTTCTGTCATTTCTAATTTTATTATACGTTTTATTTAACTTCCTTTCTCTCTTTGTAAGGATCCTTTTATTATTTTTTCTTCTAATTAATCGATATAACGCAATCCATCTATCTAATGTCCATAATAAAAAAATAATAAAAAGTAATAATATATGTAGTATCATATCCATACTTTATAAATATAGTGAAAAACTTTCATAAAAAAAAGTCCCTTATTATTTGGTAGTCTAAAAAATTTTTTGTACCTTTATATTGTGGGTCTGGTTCTGAAATATAACCGAAAGAGTAGACTCCACCCTGCGTATATATTTTTTTTATAAAGTTTTTTAAAAAAACCTCATCGAAAATTTGTTTATATGGATTTTTTTTCGTACCTTTATAATATAATGTGGTGAGAGACCGTAAGGGGACAC